ATGTCTGGGCCTTGGGCGGTCCCAAAAATTTGCCCCTCCCCCCCTTGTTTGTGCACGTCAGCCGCCTAGCTTGCGGTACAGCCAGGGCCATCGGCGTACCAGTCTCGTGATCGTGGCGACGCGATGACGATGAGGCGTGCGCCTTTGGCTTGGTTGCACAGTTTGCCGCAGGTGGGGCAGGGGTTGTTGATGGGGCCTTTGGTGCCGTGTGCGGGTTGCAGGTTCGATTGGTCGTTGACCCCGTCGTAGGTTCCGTATCGTCGGAGCCATGCGTCGACGGGGATGATGTGGTCTGCGGTGCGTGCGCCGTGGTGGCCGCACAGGCCGCACAGGTCTGAGTTGGCGATGCAGGTGGCGACGGCGACGCGGTAGCGGTGGCCGTTGCGCGGGTCGCCGGCTTTCATGCTCATCCGACGGTCCCGGTTGCGTTGAGGTCCTCGCCGATCTCGACCATCGCGCGGCGTGCCGGCGGAAATTGCCCATAGCCAGGCTCCCGGTAGGCGGATGTGGCGGTCAGGGCAGGGAACTCATTGAGGTCGGCCCGGATGAAGAACGCGTTCACTCCGCTGTTGTCGCAGTGGACCAGGTGGTAGCCCTTGCTGGCGGCCAGCCAGTACAGGGCGAGCAGGCTGGCGCCGAAGTAGGTCGTGCCGTCCCACACGAGGTCCGGATCGTAGTCGACGCTGCGTGCCTGGTTGGGCGGCACGTTGGCGTTGTACTCGACCACCACGAGGCGCGGTGTGTAGGTGTCGTGGAGTGCTTTCCATACCCAGAAGTCGTTCCCGTCGATGTCGATGCAGAGCAGGTCCAGGTCGTGGGGCACTTCGTACTTGGCGAGCAGCTGGTTGATGTTGTCGGCGGTGATGTGTTCGTGCTTGATCGGGGGCGGGTTGCCGTTACGGCTATCCATTCGCAGCACGTCCCAGCCGTCCTCGAGCAGGTAGCGCGTCAGGCATTGGGTGCCATCACCTACACCGAACTCGACCGCGAACCTGGGGCCGGTGCCGATGCGGTTGAAGATCTCTTCAATGATGCCGTCCTCGCCGTTCTGCGAGTAGACCCTGCGCTCGAACGGGAGCATCACCGCACTGCCCCAGGTCGTCGGGCGTTGCTCATCCGAACACTCCGCTCGTGGTGGTGCCGTCCATGCTGCTGCCGGCTGCGGCAGCACCGTCGAGGGTGGACGTGGTCGCGCCGCCGTCGAGCCCATACATGATCGGGTCGAATGGTGCGGGGATGAGCGGGGTGGGGACGGTGACCATGGCCGTGATGGTGGCCGGGACTGCCGCGATGGTGACGGCTGGGTTGGGTAGGGCCGCCAGTGTGGTGATGGTGGCCGGGAACGGCTGGCCGTGGACGGCGACGGTGGGGGCTGTGAGAGCGGCTGTGAGCGCCACCAGCACGGGGCGTGCTGCAACACCCACGGCGGGCTTGGGTAGGTCGGTGAGCGCGGCCACAGCGGCTGGGGCGGCACCTGCAGACAGGTTTGGTTTAGCCAGTGCGGCCGTGGTTGCGGTGGCTGCGGGGGTTGCGGTGGCCGACCCGGCGCCGGGAATGGTGGGGGTGGGCAGCCCGGCCAGTGCGGCGATGGCGGCGGGTGCGGCGCCGACGCCGACGGCCGGCTTCGGCAGGGCCACGGCGGAGGCGACAGGCGGGGGGGTGGCGGCCACCGCCACGGCGGGCTGTGCGAGCGCGGCCAGGGCCGCGGTGGTGGCTGGTGCAGCGGCCACGCCTACCGCTGGTCCTGGTATCGCGGCGGCGGCTGCGATGGTGGCCGGGGTTGCGGTTGCGGGTGTGCCTGCTTGCCCGGCGGTCGGGGTTGGCAGTGCCACAGCCGATGCGACCACGGCGGGGGCGGCGGCCACGGACACGGCCGGGGCGGGCAGCGCTACGGCGGCGGCGACAGTGACCGGGGTTGCCGCCACGGACACGGCCGGCTTGGGCAGTGAGGCAACCGCTGCGACCGCCGCGGTGAGGGTGGCGGCGACGGCGACGTCCGGTTTCGGTAGCGCAGCCACCGACGCCACGGCTGCCGGTGTGGCGGTGGCCCCGCCGGACGATTCTTTTACCGCCAACTCGGCGTAGATGCCGTGAATGCCGATGTCTGGGGTGGCGTCGCCGGCGAACCCGACCCGGAACACGAGCGCATCCAACTCGGACTGGGTGTCGAAGTCGGCGAGGGTGCACATTTTGCACACCCACGTGGTGGTGGTGGCGGTGTTGTCGAAGCCGGGATCGGCTGCCGCCAACAGGGTTGTTTCGGTTGTGCCGTTCCACGACCGGAACCCGATGGTGGCGGCGGTGGTCGATGTGGCCCACCCGGGGGCGACCATCCGCAGCCCTGCGATCGTTTCACCGCCGGCGAGGGTGTAGCTGGTCATCGGGATCTGCACGTAGTCGGTTGTCTGCAGGGTGATCTGGCAGAACCCGTCAGCTGATGCGCCGAACACGGGTGGCAGCTCGTCAATATTGTTGCGTGCGGTGGTGGCATTCCACGCGGCCAAGGTGCCGTTGGCGGTGAAGGTGTTGAAGTTGCCTGTGGTGCCGGACAGGGTGACAGTGCCGGCCGGGTCGACTTTCAGGACGACAACCTTGTGTTTGTTGTACTGGGTTGGGATCGCCGCAGCGGCGGTGTCGATGAGCAGGTCGTCGTAGCGTGCGGTCAGGGTTTGGGATGCGCTCGAGCCGAGATTGAATTGGCTGACCGCACCAGCCGTGCCACCGGCCCGGGACACCTGCGTCTGGGCGGTGCCGTCAACCCACCAGTCCATGGCGGTTGTGGTGATTGACGAGTCGTAGTACAGCTCGATGTGATACCAGGTGTCCGGGGATATGGTCGGCCCGTCGGTACTGGCCCCGCCTTCCATCCCGGCCGCGATTTTGCCGGTGGCCTGGTTGAACCGCAGCTCCCCGTTCCAGCCGGTGGAATGCCATTCGGCCAACACGACGTTGGCGGCGGGCAGCGAGGACGGGAAGTAGACCGCGAACACGCACCGGCCACGGTTTTGGCCCGTAGTCAGGGTGTCGGTGGTCCAGGCGACGTTTTCGACCGCCGCAGCGGCGGTGATCTCCAGGCAGTATGTGCCGTTGCGTGGACTGGTGGTGACGATGGCGGGTGCGCCGGTGGCGGCGTCGACGACACGGCTACCGGCGATGCCGTTGGCCCAACACGTCGTGGTGCCGAACTCGAAGCCGGTGACCGCCCGCACCGCCACGAACGATCACCGCCTCGCCGATGCGTGTACCCGGGTCTTGTTAGACGGCGGGCTCGTACTCCACGGTCATGGTCAGGGTGAATCCCTGGTTGCCGGGGTCCTGCGTGTAGTGCACAAGATAGCCAGGATCGCCGTACGGGGTTTCTGCCGTGTACAGCCCCGAATCGGAGTGGATGTGCACGCCTTGCGTGTCGCCGGAGAGGCTGAAGAACCCTGACAGGGGAACGTTGGCGACGTTGTCGCCGCCGTCGCCGTAGCGGGCCTCCACCCCATCCCAGGTTTCGACCGGCTCACCGGATGTGTTGTGCGGTCTGACCGTGGTCACGGTATGGGTCTTCGACATTTAAGTTTTCCGCTTCCTCTACATGCCCCGCCTCTACATTGGACAGGACACCGTCTGTGTGTGGGCCTTACGGCGTGAAATCGATTGTCAAGATGCCGGCAGCGGCCCACTGGATTGTGAACGTGCCCCCCGACGACGATGCGGCGGTGACAAAGTCGGACAGCCAAACCAGCTCGTCGGCCGTGTCCGCGCCGCCACGGGCGAAGTAGCCCACACCGGCCATCGCGTTGGCGATCGTGGAAGACGCCCAGGAAGCATCCGCCGAATCGTAGGTAAGCACACCGCCGGAGACGGTCACCTCCGTGGCTGTGATCACAACCCCGCCGGCCGAGTAGCCCGTTCCGCTGACCTCGTTGGCGGTGACGTCGTCGCGGAAGTTGTCCGCGTTGAAGTCGGGTGTTTCGGAGTCGGTGCACATCAACACCTTCACCGCAGTCTCAGACTCGAGGCCGCTTGCAGGAAGGCTCGTCACGTTCAGGAATTTCTCCAGGGTGAGCCCGTACAGGCCCGCGGCGGTGATCGCCATTACTGGTCACCTGCACCGGTGCCTAGTGTGCGTGCCGACGTGTTGACCGTGTCGGGATGGGCCACGGCGGCGTCCGGGTCAACATCTTCGACGGTACGCAGCTCCCGGTAATGCTGGCGGGCCTGCCGCAGGTTGGCCTTCACCTCGGCCAGGTCTTCACCGCCGGCCTTGGCCGCCACGAGCTGGTCCTCCAGCTCGACCACAGCCAGCTCGGCGGCGTGCAACGCTTTGAGTTCATCTGCTCGGGACAACGTGTCAACCTCCCTGTCGGGGCAGAACCTTGATTGTGACAGTCTTCGGTCTCACAACCGCGTCTAGCCGGTTGCTCACCCCAGTGCCGGGCAGGCTCGACTCGACGTGTTTGACGGTGCCGGAGTCGTCCACTGTGATCAGGGCACGTCGACCGTCCCGCAGGGTGACGGTGCGGGATCGTGCCCGGTGGGTGAGTAGCGCCGGGCTGCCCGGCAGCCACAGCCCCGACGGTGTCTGCCGGCCGTATTGATCGCTACCCACGACGCGCCCTCCTGTCGTCCTTGGTGCGGGTTGGGTTCATCATGGCACCCTGGTCATGGTGTGAACTCCTGACAGGTGATGCCGCGCCGCGCCGCGAGGCGGACGCAATGCTCGGGGTGTTTGTCGTCGGCGATGAACGCCAACACCAGGTCGGCGCCCGGGGCCAGCATGTCGTCGGTGCGTAGGAACGCAGCCGACGGGCAGGTGGTGTGCCCTTCAGTGTTGGGGCGGCGGTGCCCCGGTTTGCATGCACGCCTGCACGGCCCGGTCCAGCGGACGGGCCACCGTTCGGGCGGATCGACGGTGAGCCACTTCGACACGGAGGCAAGGTTGGTCCAGTCGTCGGCGGCCGCCTCAGCGCCGTGTTTGTTGGCGCCGTGTGCGACGGACAGCTGTACGCCGCGTTCCTTGGCTGTGTCGGCGCACATGCGCAGCGCCCGGTGGACGACGAGCGGATAGGGCCAGTCAACCGAACCGGCGACGACGACTCTCAAAACCTTGCCCTCCATCACTGTGGCAGATCAGACGCTGCGCACTCGTTGCAGACCAATCCCCATCGGCCCATCGCCCTGCCGCAGAGCGCGCAGTGCCGGTAAATCCGCCAGACGGCGTACCAGACCAGGAACGCGAACATGGCGCCAGCGAACACCACTCGGGCCATTCAGAAAACCGGCCGTCCCTGCGCAAACCCGGGCCTGGTCGGGTCGTACGGTTGGGCGCCGGTGGTGACAGGCACGGACGCGTCGACCAACGGTCGGGCTGGTTGGTCCAGCTGCGGGCCGCGTTTGACCACCAGCTGATCGGCGGGGACCAGGACCACCTTCACGCCGGGCAGGTCGCGGCTGACCTGGTTGCGGAGCCGGTCCCGTTCGGACAGGTTCATGGTCGGGTTGACCCGGACAAGGAGCGTGTCGCCATGTCTGATGACGATGCCCTCGTGGACGTCGACGCGGACGCTCATCATCTCCTCCTCTTCTGCGGTTGCCATCCCTGTGTCTCCTATGTGGTGGGTGTGTGGGCGCCCGGCCCGGCAGGTCCCTTCGTGGGGGCGGGCCGGGCCCCCGCAGCTCTCGGGTTAGACGGTGATCGGCTGCCCGTCGGTGTACCGGTTGCCGGTCCAGGTGCTGCCGGTGTTGGGTTCCCACCCGGTGACAGGCCCGTATTCGCCGCACACAGGCGTGTATTTGCGGGACCACAGGTTGTCCACGATGGTGAGCCGCGTTGCGTGCGGGAACGGTTTGGCGCCGCTCGAGTCGGACCCGGCGTAGACGCAGTAGGAGCCGGGCGACGCGAACCAGTTGTTTTGGATCAGCCAGTTATCAATGGGTGCGAAGTCGCCGTACATGACGAACGCGCCGCTGCAGGCGCCTTGGCCGGTGACCGAGACGCAGTCCAGCGTGTTGTGGACGATCACATTGTTGGCGCCGCCGTTGGATCCGGCGGCGGACATGTGCGCCCTGGGGACGCCGGCGAAGTCGTGGAAATAGCTGTCGCGAATGGTGACGTTGCTGCCGACCGCCGCGCCGCGGCCGGTGTTGTGGACGTTGCACCGGATGCACGTGTAGTTGTTGTCGCCGATGCCGGACTGGCCGTTCGGGTCACTGTTCTGCCCGTCGATTTCTACGTCGGTGAGCACGAGCCCGGACTGGCTGCCGTAGCCGGCGTTGACCCGGCCACCGCGGATAACCGTGTTCCGAATGGTCACATTGTTGGCCTGAATCGTCAGGCCGCCCTGGATGATGCACCCGTCGATGACCTGGCCGTGGGTGACCACGGTGCCGAACGGTATCGAGCACGCCCGCAGCGATACACCTTGTGGCACTCCGGTACAGGATGCGTCGGGCATGGCGGGGAAGTCGGGACACACACGCGGCCCCGGCGGCGGCGGGGGTGTGGTCACCGTCGGGCTTGGACTCGGTGTCGGTGATGGTGTCGGTGTCGGGCTGGCTGTCACGGTTGGGCTGACCGTCGGTGTGGCCGACGGCTGCGGTGTCAACGCGTTGATGATGACGGTCTGGTCGGCGATGCAGTTGTTCGCCCGATTGCGTTGGGCACTCGAGCTGGCCTTTGCCAGCAAAACCTGACAGTTGGCGCGTGTGGTTTGGGCGAGCTCCAACCCGGACAGGACCGGATCGGCCTGTGAAGGTGCGGCGATCACGGTGACCGCGGCGATGGTGGTGACGACGGCCGCTACTAGGTAGATGCTGGCTGCGTTTATGCGTCTGTTCATCGGGTTTCGTTCGCTCCCTCGGTGGTTGTGGACCGTTACGCGGCTTGACGCGCACGCTCTCTATCGGCATTGCACCTGCGGCAGGTCCGGCGGCCATGGTGGATGCCGGTGTTCTCGGGTGTGAACTCGTGACCACGCTTGCAATGAGTCCAACGGCCCTTTGCTCGGAAGGGGCCAGTCTGACTACGACGTGAGTTCTCGGCCCCTGTCACGACCTCCAGGTGGCCCGGGTTGACACACAGCTTGTTGAGGCACCGGTGGTCGATTGTCAACTCTTCCGGGATGGGGCCGATGAGAAGCTCATACGCGACTCGGTGAGCTCGGCGGGCTCGATTCTGCGCGTCGACCCATACCGCCCCGTAGCCCTTGATGGTGGCTCCGGTCCACACCCAGCAATCTCCGGCGTCAACCTTTGGCCAGAACCGATCCCAGAGAGGAAGCGCCGGCACGCTCATGATGGCAACCCCCTTCTGCGCTTGCGCCACTGGTTGGCTTGGGCACATTTGACAAAATGGGACAGGTGCAGGTCGGTGTGGCCGAACGCCAACTTGGCCGGCACGGCGTGGGAGCGGACCACCTTGCCTTCCACAGATAGGCGAAGGTTGCCGTTCGGAGCAGGGTCCACCTCGACCAGCTGCCGGGCGCCCCGGTCGGTTTTGGTCCACACCACGGGTTGCCGGCATGTGCCGCACGGCTTGATGCACTCGGCGGGAATCTCGGCCCGGTTCATCGCCGGCTCCCGTTCAGCAGCAGATCGCGTGCGGCGGTGAGCCTGGCCATGGTGTCGCCGTCGTCGCGGGTCACATCCGGGTGCGCGCGTTTGGCCGCCATCCGATATGCGGACTGCACGTTATCCAGGCTCGTCAGCAGCACGGCGCCGTTTTGCTCACCCAGCTCCGCCCAGTGGGCGATAAACTCGGCCGCCTGCTCGCGGGTCATCTCCGCCGGCCGGTTGGAGATCGCAGTCCAGCCGCGGTACTGCTCGCCGGCGCCTGCTACTCCGTACCGGTCAACTTTGCGCAACGCCTCGAGCGACAGGGCGATGGCGCGGACGTTGTCCTGCCACATGGTGTACCGGTCGCAGGCGTAAATCAGCGGTCCGTGGGTGGAGTCGAACGCGACCCGCACCGCCGGAATAATGGGCGTTGCCCGGGCGTAGATGCCGCCGTCGTTGCGGATCTGGCTTTCGCTGACGTCGAGTTGCAGCACCCACCGGTTGGCGCCGATCAGCCGCAGTTCCCGGTCGAGCAGCTGGAGCGTGGCTGTCCACGACGCGGTGAATGGCGACGCCCGCCGGCGGTAGTTTTTCGCGGTCCACGGGTCGAGGGGTCGCACGGTGCAGGGCATCATCGCGGGCCGTCGCCGTCGGGTGTGGCCGGCGTGGCGCGCTGCCGGCATGCAACCTCACGGACCCGTTCGTGGTCGTCGGGCAGCCCAGACGTGGCGCAACACCCCGGCGGGCACGTACACGGCTCCGCCGGCGCCAACCCGGTGTCCGTCACATCGCCGTGGTGCACTGTGCCCCGCGGCGGCGACACCGGCCGCGGATCATCAGCCTCAGCCTCGTTTGTAGACCCATCCGAAACATATGTTTCGCCGGCCTGCTGCTGAAGCTCGGCGATGATACGGGCCAGTTGCACACGCAGGAACGACTGCGACGGCACCGCCCGACGTACCGCATCCGCCAGGCTCGCGGCTATCCGAACCGCAGCAGTCACCCGATCGTCACGTCGTGTCGCGGCCGGCCCTGCCGGGACCAGCTCGTTGAGCGTGTCCCGGAAGACGGCCATCACCGCCAGGGCCTCGTCCCGCTGCCCGATGAGCCGCTCAACGTCGGTGATCGGACTGCCCGCGTACTGTTCGGCACCCTTGCTCTCGGCAAGTGCTTCCGCGACCCGGTAGCTGACGGAGTTCAACATCACGGAGTGGCCGTACCACTCCACAGCCCGATCGTTGACTTTCCCTCGTTGAGCCAGCTCGCTGCGAAGCTTTTCGACCTCGGCCGACAGGGTCTCGGCGTCCTTCAACGCGGCTGACAGGATCAGGTCGGTGTCACTAGCCTCGTCCGCGGGGATGCGCATTGTCCACCTGCGACGGCCCTGGCAGATGTCGCCGATTTCCTGATGCGCCCTTTCGACACGTGCCCGGACCTCGGCCAGGTCGGCGTAGACGGCGGTGGCGGTGGCGTTCACGGTGCTTCCTCTCGTGCGGTATCGATGGGGAGAATGTCTTGAGACATACGACGGGCGATGACCTCGGCATACCGTTCGTCGGTTTCGATCAGCACGGCGCGGCGTCCGGACAGCCGCGCCGCTTCACCGGTGCTGCCGCTGCCGGCCATCGGATCTAAGACGACGCCGCCGGGGGGGCAGGCGTACCGGATCAGCGGGTCCAGGACCCGAACCGGTTTCTCGGTAGGATGCCGCGGGTTCCGGCCGTGCATGTTCGGACTGTCGATAATTGATGTTGCTAGCCGCGACCCGTTGTCGACCCACTGCCGGGAACCTCGGTCGCCGTGCCAGCCGTTCTCGCGTGGCGCTTCACGGGTCACGCCACGGCTCAGGACCTCACCCGACAGGACTACCGGCTCGTGGTACACCGACGCCCACCTGCCCTGATACCAATGCAGTGCCAGCTCGTGTGCACGGCGGAACCGGTCCGTCTGTAGTGGACTGGCGCCGCTGGAATTACTTTTACGCCACACGATTTCCTGGGACAGCTTCCACTTCGCGAAGTCGGGGTGGTGGTCCAGGAACATCCGCACTGTGCCAAACACCCACATCGACCGGGCCGCAGACGCCAGCGCGGACGGCCACCCGGCCGGCCACCGATCCCACGGCAAGTCGGTCACGCCATAGGGCGGGTCGCACAGAAGGAGATCAGCGGTGAGCCCCAGGGCCGGCACCAGCTCGAGACTGTTTCCATGGTGGACAGTCACCCACTCGTCGGCGTAGTAGGGCGTCATCGTCGCCGCCTGCGGTCTCGCGGCGCATGCTCGGCCCACAGCTCCTGCGCCTCGTGCCGATCGACCGCGAGCCGGTAGTAGCAGGCCTAGCTGCCAGGCGTACCAGCCGGTGTAGCAGAACCCGTCTCTGCCCAACTCGTCACCGGCGGCCGGGGCGAGGTCGAGCACCTCGTGACCCAGCTGGTGCCGGCCTTCCACCGTCCAGTCCGCATCGGTACGCACCGGCGCCGTCACCGCAGCCACCGGTCCAGCTCGCGGCACAGGCGTGCGGTCGCAGGATCCGGGCGGCCGCAGTCCGGGCATATCACGTCACGCGACCCGTCCGGACGGACCGGGCCGAACTTCCAACCGGCGGCCCTGGCCCGCGCCTCAACCAGGTCACGGCCGGCGGTGAACGGCTTGCCGCACACTTCGCCCACCGCACGCGGGAGTCGACCGGCGACGGCGCGGCCGTTGCACTGCACGGTCACCAGGTCTGCACGTCGGTAGCTCATGCGTGCCTCGGATCGTCATACCAGCCGAAGCACCAACGGCACACACTCTGGATCGTCATGTCCGGGAACGGCCGGAAGCGGTGCAGCCACCGACTCGGGCCGTAGGTTGGCACACCGGCCGGCGGACGCAGACGTGCCCTCGCCCGCACCGTCATCGTGTTCATGCCGCGGCCGGTTCCGGCGGCGCCCACATGCCGATGCGGCGGGCCTCGGCCCGCTTGAGACAGACCGACGGGTACACACACCGCCACGTCGGCATCCCAGCCGCCGTGTACGGCTCCAACGGTTCCGGTGGCAGTTCGCCACACGCCGCACACTGCGGGGCGGGTGCGGCCGGCTCAACCGGGGCAGGGCGTCTCACGGCAACGGCCTTTCATCGACGAGCATGAGTTGTCCACAGGGGGTGGATTCACGACGCGGCTTCAAACCTTCAACTTCCATCTGTCAAACCCTCAAATTCCAGCACCTGGGGACTCAATGGGGATTCAATGGGGATTCAATGGGGATTCAGTGAACTGTTGCGTGAATGCGTCACGCTCTGACTCAGTGAGTAGTTCATGAGTGGGGCATGGAGGATGCATTGAGGGACTCGGGCGGTTGGGTCGCTGATGCTCGGACCAATACACGGAGTGGATGTATCGGCGGCCGGCGACCTCGTAGCGGCACAGCGGCGGGTCGCGGACCAGGTCGACCTTGGTTGATGCCATGATGTCGAGCCACTTGTTGACCGTCGCCGCGGTCACGTTGTCGTCGAGCGGGTAGCAGTCACCGGCGATCGCCTTGGGTATGTCCAGCCCACGGCCCAAGTCGTCGAGGTAGCCCCAGAGCAGCACCCAAAAGTAGCGGACCTCAAACTTCCACCGCGCGACCGTGCGCGACGTTCGCAGGCTCGGCTTCACCGATCGGATACGGGCCACTGCACCACCCCTCCAGAATTCGTCGATAGAGAAGGCCACGACGGGACTCCCCCTTTTTTACGTCCGCCAGGGCGGGAGAGCACGGGTACGACGTTTGGCGTTGTAGGTCTCCACGGCGATTTCAGCGACGCATGCCACGACAGTCCGCCGGATCAGATCGCCTAACGCGTGTGCCTTGCCGAGAAGTTGTGCCGGGGTGCCGAACTTGGACAGCTTGTCCACGAACTCCCCGTCATCGACGGCGGAGCCATACCGGGCGTACACCAGACCAATTCCTTCGAAGACGCGGCCGTCGACACCATCGCGGTCGTGTCCCCACGCCCGGGTGACGGTCGACTTTCCAGCCGTGTTTGTTGAGGATGTCGTTGATTGCTACGGCGTTGGGTTCGCCTTCCACGACGCGTACCCGGAAGCGGTCCACCGCCATCAGCCGGGTTGTGTTGTTGAGTAGCCGGAACAGTCGGGCCTCTTCCTCGAGGGTCAGCCCTACGAAGATGCGGCACTGAACCGTTTCGTTGTCGCCGCCGGCCAGCCGGATGGCCTCGACGCGGTGTTGTCCGTCGATGACGTGGTAGCTGCCGTTGGCTCGCCGCGAGACAGTGATGACGCCGATGGCGTTGAGGTCTAGGTCCTCGGCGATCCTCGCGGCTCGGGCACGGTCGAGGGTGCGTTGCACATTTGGATCAACCACGAGTTCGTTAACGGCCATGTCGACAACCGTCTTAGCCCGCTCGTACGTGGTGGCCGAAATGCCCAACGCGGAGGCGACGACCTTACGGGTCGGAGCTGCCGACCCGTCTCCTATGTCCAGCTGAACAGAGGAGAGCTTCTCGCCCCGCGGTCGCCCGGGGGCCTGCGCTGCCCTAGCTGCTGCCCGTGGCCGTTCCAACTCCTCAAGAGCCTTGCCTAGACGAACCAACTCCTCCGGCGTCATCGCTTTGCGTTCGGTGTTTTCGTCGCGCTCAATCCGCAGCGTGGCTGCAGCGTCGTCGAGCGTGTCCACAATTCGCGCCTGGATAACCTCCAATCCCAGTTGGCGCGCCGCCGCCAGCCGTCGCTCGCCGGCCAACAGTCGCATGGACGGTGTGACGGTGATGGCGTTGATTAGCCCCTCGCGCTTGATGGAGGCAGCCAGACCTTCAATGTCGCCAAGGTCACGGCGGTGCCGGCCAACCACCTGGACAGATTCGATCCGGACCTCAACCTCGGCCATCACTCGCCCTCCCCCATTCGCCGCGCCTCGTGCAATCGCTCGTCCTCACGCCGCGTCGGGAGGGTGTGTGCCTCGTTTTCGGCCGGTAGTCCGCACATGCACCACTGCTGCCGGCTGTGTGGATCCCGCGCCTCGGGGTCGTCGACGAACATGTGCGTCTTGCGTCGGGTCTTCCTCACGGGGCTGAACCTTTCGCGTCTCACTTCCTCGGCCGCGTCAGGACCGAACCGTTCGGTGAGCAGCTCGGCCACGGACGGCCCACCGTCGTACCGGTCGGGGCCGTCCGTAGCCACCGCTACCGCCTGCCGCGCTTTGTGGTGCCGGTTGCAGGGGCGGCCGTGTCGTCGTCGACGTGGTCGGCGTCGCCGGGCCACGTGCCGCTCTCACCGTCCGGATCCGGATCGCGGGCCGCCTGGTCCGCCTCGGCCTGGGCGTCGCGGTGGTCTGCGTCGTCGTCGCTGGGCGTGCCGTCGTCGAAGAGGGTCGGCGGCGGCGCGGTCTGACCGGTCCGCGTGTGGTACTCCTCGTCCAGGAGTTTCTTCGCGGCGTCCTTGTGGTCCCCGGTCATCACCTCGATACCCTGAAACTTGAACTTGTCGATGCGGCTTCCGCCGTCTTCGTAGTCGACCTCCGTCGACCGTGGCATCACGATGGCGACGACAATGATGGGTGTGAGCGGGTCAGCGGCGACGATGGCCCGGACCTCATCACTGTCGAGGCCGTTACGCTCCTTCTCGGCTTTCTTGAATGTGCCTTGAATCTTGACCGCCATCGGTTGCTCCTTCCGTGCTGTCGGACACCGCGGTGGGCGTCACGTTGGACCAGGCGGGCGCATGCCCGGTGGTGTCGATGTGGTTGCGCATCCAGGTGGCGCGTTCGGCCGCCGTTGCGAACGCGATGGGCGACCGGCAGCGCTCGGGCTCGGGGGGCATCCCGACGTACTCCACGGCCGTGCACTCCGCCCAGTAGACGGTGGGCGCCACGTCAACGTGGCCGTTGCCTGGCCCGTGCGGCCCGCCCAACCGAGCGCCGTGGTCGAGGTAGTGCCGGCGCAGCAACGCATCCCCCACCAGCGCCATACCGGTCTGCTGGTCCTGTATTTGGCTGAACATGTAGAACCGGGCCGCGTACGGGACGGGTGGTATCGGGGGCGGGGCGTGTGGGATGCCGATCGCAACCTGTGCCAGCACGTACTGTTCGCCGGTGCCGAGGTCGACATGCACCGGGTCGGGTCCGGCCGTCCGTTCGGGCTGCGGTCCGTCCACAATGAGCGCCGGCGGCAGCGGGGGCGGCTGGTACACGTCGCCGTGTTTGGTGCCGCCCACAAACAGGATCTGTGGCACGCGGCCGGTTTCGGGATGGGGTATCGGTCCCATGTGGATGGTCTGGCCTTTCCTCTAGAGGATCATTCGCGACGGCCAGTGGTCAGCCTCGGGCGACGGCGGGGCGTGCTCCTGCAGGTCGCGTTCGAACTCGGTCAGGTCCTGCGTGCGTTCGGCTGCGACGCGGGTGATGAACGCGAACACGGGCACACCGGCGGCTGTGACGCCTTCCCAGACGCGTGCCGGCACAGTCGGCCCTTCGATGCCGATTTGGAGCTCCACGATTTTCGTGGTGCTGGTCAGCTCAACCTTCATGCGGTCAGTTCCTCCAATGTGGTCGGTGGCGGCGGCAACGCAGCCAGCTCGTACAAGGCCAGGGCGGCGACCAGTTCCAGCTTCGGCCGGTCCGCCACCTCGAGCGCGGCGAACAGGTCCTCGCCGACGCAGCTCGGAACGTCGCAGTGCGCCCGGTGCCGACGCACATGGTCGACGAGTTGACGTAGCGTCGCCTGGTTTTGGTCGATCCTCGCCAGGGTGCCCGGGTTGAGGGTCATGACGCACCTGCTCGGGTGGCGTCGCCAGCGTTGATTAACCGTCCTATGTGTTCGGCGACCTGGGGGACTACGGCGTTGCCGAGGGCCTTGACTCGGTCCATCCGGCCGGGAACCCCATAAGCCACTCGACCCACTCCGGGTTCGTGGGCCCACCAACCGCGTCCGTAAGATCCCGGCCGGACCGACCGCGCTCCATCAGGGCGACCATCTTGTCCAGCGACAGTCCGCCCCGGGTGGCATCGCGCGCCTTCGGCGTGGGCCAGGATGAACAACCGGCGGCGTGGGTGTGGGGCGCCCAGCGCGCAAGCCGCGATCTCTCCGGCGCGGGCTCGGTAGCCAAGCCGACGGAGGTCGCGGAGAACATCGGCGAGTCCTCGGGTGCGCAGACCGGGCACGTTCTCTGCGATGACCCAGGACGGCCGGACGGCATCGATGACGTTGGCCATTTCGGGCCAGAGCCAGCGCTCGTCGGCCTGCGCCAGGCGGCGGCCCGCATCGCTGACCGGCTGGCACGGGAAGCCACCGGCGACCACTTGAACGGCAGGGCGGGGCTCTGCCAGCCACCATTCGACTGCGGTGCGGATGTCGTCATGGCGTGGCACCTCCGGCCAGTGTTTCGCGAGCACAGCTCGGCAGAACGGGTCAATTTCGACCTGGCCGACGCAGGTCCACCCTGCACGGTCCAGGCCAAGGTCCATGCCGCCGATGCCGCTGAACAGAGACAGGTAGTTCACAGCGCACCAGCCATGGCGGGGAGGGTGAACGGCGGCCACTTCGGTTTGGCCACGGCGGTCCGGTTCTTGCGCGGCAGCGAGCACAGCGGCTGGCCGTAGTGCTCCATCGCAATGGCCAACAGCCAAGCCGCGTCCGCCTCGTCGTCAGTGGCGGCGTGCAGATGGTTGCCGAGCCGGCCACGGGCTGCGACCAGCATGTCCTGTTTCGACGCCCGCCCCCGGCCGGTGGCGTACACCTTGAGTGTCCCGGGATGGACGTCGACGCGGGGGATGCCGGTGCTGTGTAGGCCGTGGTTGATGACGCCGCGCAGCTCGGCCAAATCCATGGCTGTCTCCACCGCCTCGGGGGGCGGGGTGATGCGGGCCTCCATCACGGCCAGGGTCGGCCCGGCCGGGTCGCGCATGGTGAGGATGCGCATGGCGATGGTGTGGTGCCGGTGTTCGCGCGGGTCACCGGGTTTGGTGGTGATGGTGGTGACGTGGAACCGGCCGTCCCGCCACGCCACCAGGCCGGTCGAGGCCAACGACGGGTCGATCGCGAGGATGGTGGTCATCAGAACGGCACCGCCACTTCGGCCACGTCTGGGCGGTGCACAAGTTGGAGCGGGCCGAACAGGCTTCGGATCTCGTCCGGGGTGTCGTCGGCCTTACGGGCCTCGGCGGTGAGGAACCGGGCGAAGTCCCGGGCCGTTTCCTCGTCGTCGGTTGGCCCGTAGACGCGGACACCGTGGCTGCTGTCGAGCACCACCACCCACTGTGGAATTTGGCTGTTCATCGCGCACCCCACTTCGATGCGTCGGCGGCGACCGGCGCGATCGGCAGCTCCGCCAAAATGTCCCGCGCTTCACGCAGGTCGGTGAGCGCGGTCGCCGCGATTTTGATGCGGCTGGCCCGGATTTCGGCGGTGACCTCGCGCAGGGTGCGGGCCGCCCGCAGCAGGTCGAACGCGGCGGCCCGATACCTATCGGCAACGTACTTCCGGTTGTCTGCGTTGGCTGGATCCTGCCGCTTGGTCATGTCAGGTTGCCTTCGTCGCGTAGTTTCGCGAGACGGGCCATGACGTCGTTGATGAACGGCTCAGGGCTACCGAGGAACCGGCCGTACAGTCCGATCAGTTCGGTGACGATCGATGCCGCACCGTCGGTGCCGAAAAGGAACAGCACACTGGCGCGTTCCTTGGTCTGGTTGATCCGGCCGCCGAGCACCATGGCGACGGCGTGTTGGCCGCGTGCCCCACGGTCGGGGTCGATGGTGGACACGTCGACGGTTTCGAGGATGACGGCGTTGCGTGCGTCGAGAACGACGCCGCCGATGTCGTGCGGGCCGCCCGGGCCGGCCATTGCCCCGGGGATTCGCCGCGGATCGTGCGGGTCGGTTGTGAGGCTCATGCGGCTCAGTCCTTCCGGGTCCGGCCAAGAACGGCGTCGTACAGGTCCCGGACCATGCGGGCGTCACCGAGCGCGGTGTGCCGGTCGGCCTCGTCGTAGGCCAGACCCCACGCACCGAGAAGCTGATCGAAGTCCCACGGCGGAGCCTGATTGAGCGCGCCCGCGGCGAAGGTTTCGACGTCGACCAAGTGGTAGTGCCACGACGGGCAGATGCCGTGTTCGCGCATCCGGTTGGCGAGGACTTCGGTGTCGAAGTTCGGCACAGCACCGACGATGGTGGCGCCGCGTAGGAATGTGTGCTCGAGGTCACGCATCACCATCGACTCGGGGTACGGCTCCAAGTACTCGTCGTCGGTGTCCGGCGCCGGCTTCGGGCTGTCCGTCGCGTGCGGGTGCCGCTCGTGGAATCCGCTGATCTGTAGCGACTTCAGGTCGGCGTTGCCGAGGTCCAGATCGGCTGCGTCGATCAGCCACGAGTACTCATGATCAAGGAATTCGTCGTTGCGGATGACCAGTCCGATTTCCCAGACGCGCCGGTCGTGGCGGAGCGAGGTGGTTTCGGTGTCGAGGAAGACGATTGTCACGGTCGGGTCCCCTGTCGGTGTTTGCGGGCGGTGTCGATGGCGAGGGACACCATCCGGTCGAATGTGTTGCGGATACGCTGCAGCTCCTGTGTGGTGCCGATGAACGTCCACCGCGGCAGCGGCTCACCCTGCGCGTCCCGCCCGGTGATGACGATCACCGGGCGGCGTACGCCGCCGACGTCGGCGGTGCCGCCGTTGACGACGAACTGTCGCATGAGAACGTCACCCAGCCCGGGCGGGAGCTCCACCGGCTCGTTGAGCTCAACATCGGGCAGGGTGTAGGAGCCGGCCTTGGCTACGATGGCGTCGAGGTAGGCCTTGACCGGGTCGCACAGATACCGGTTGCCGTGCTGGTCCTCGCACCACGGGCAGTTGACGGTCGGCTCGTACTCAGGCACCTGCAGCCCCCCGCGTCGGGCCGCGTCGGGCGGGCTTCGCGTCGCCGGCGGTCAGGTTGGCCCACACCAGCTGCAGCCAGTCCACAACCGACACCCACGCGGCCGCGGCACGCATCCGGGCGGGTGGCTGTTCGGCCCGCACCCACCGGGCCGGCCGGCGGTGCTGCGGCGTCGGACTGGACCAGTTCACGCCGCACCACCTTCCGGGGGTATCGCACCGGCAGACAGCACGCACGGAACGAGCGCGTGCCTCGGGTGGAACGCTTCGGAGCAGAACTTTTTCATGGCCCGGCGCATCTGCCGCGCCGTCACCGTCAACCGGCCGTTCTGCCGGCGGTACCTAGCCATGCGTGCGTCGAAGTCCACAATGCTCACCCGTCCGCCTTGTTCTGCTCGACCTCGGCCCGCATGGCTGCGATGACGATCTCGGCCTCGTCCGTGGTGAGATCTGTAGGCGCGTCGACCGCGTGCCCGATCAAACCGGCGATGTATGCCACGGCCTTGGACCGGGCGGCCCGGCCGGTGGCCCGGAGCAACTCGGACAGCTCTACGCGTTGCGGCTCGGTGATAGCGGCCGGGGCGTCGCCAATGTCGATGACCGCCTGGCCGTCGGCGTCCACAGGCGACGGTTTGTCGTCGCGGAAGTCTGGCGCACCATGCGCAGAGCCGGCCGGGCCGGGCTTGGTCACCGGTCCCGGACCTTCCACAGGTTTGTCCACAGGTGCGGTCTCGCCTAGGACGTCGGCTGCGGTGACCCGTTGCACCGGCGTGCCCACGGTCGCCTCCACCTGCACCGTGTCGGGGATGTCCTCCACCGTCGCGATACCCAGCAGGACCGCGGCGCCCATCCGGTCACACACCCGCCCAGCGGCGCGGGCGTAGAGCATATCCTTCGGCGTTTTGCGGTACGTATCGTTCTTCGTCCAATCAGCGCGTTTGGCGTCCTCCATGGTGATGGTGACGGTGTGGACCCGCTCATCACCGGGCCGCCGACCGGACACTGTGGCCTGCTCGTCGGTGAGGGTCTCGGTCCAGATGTCGTACCCGCGGGACTGCAACAGCGCAACCTTCGCCTTCGCGTACATGCCAGGCCGGCCGTTCACCAAATAGATCTGTTGCAGCGCGGTGAGCGGGTCGAAACCGAGCGACAACCCGAACAGCACCGCCGAGGTTGCGTTGGCGATCGCGACCTGAATCGCGTAGGCCCGATCGTCGTCGCTGGCGTTAGCACCGAGCTTCGGCTTGTACGCGTCGGGCACAAACGCTGAATGCACCAGCGGTGCCACGAGGGCGTGGGCCTGGCTGGCGGCGTTGACCCATTCATGCAGGCGGGCCATCGCGTCGGTCGGCACGCTGCCCGGACCGAGCTGCACCAGCGGGGATGGCTGTGCGTTGTCAGTGGGGGCGATGTCGGTCGTGGTCATGCTGCGGTCCTTTCTTGAGCTTCCTGTCTCGCTGGATTCGGGCGATCCACCGCTCACTCCCTTGTAGCCGGACCGATTGTCGCGGCGACGCTTCGCATTCGCCGCATTTTCCAGCGGCGTCGCGGGGCGCAGGTTTTCTCGCCGGTTGTCCAGACCGTTGCCGTTGATGTGATCGACGAAGGGCCAACCCGTCAGGAACGCGTGCAGGCCCTGCGTTGTCCGGCGGCCGTCGGGCTTGAGAACCCGGTGTTGTGCGTAGCGGCGGCCATCTGCAGTGGGTCGAAGGCACCAGCGCCCTACGCTTACGACCGCCTCAAAGTCGGCATCGTCGACCAGCGCGAAGGCTCCCCGGGTCAGTTTGACCTGTCGCGTCACCAGTCCTCCTCGGATCGCATTGCCCAGCGAGGGAGGCCGATCGTGTGTACCTCGGCCGGGTGAGCGGGCCAAATCCCAGACTGGAGGCAATCTCTATATATTTCGATGGCGCGAAGGTTGAGTGCGCGGCCGGTGTTGATTGCGTCCTGGTCGAGTTGGACGACGTTGACGGCGTGGGGCTGTTCCTTCTCGACGAACACGAGCACGAATGCGACGCCGTCGGGTGCGAGTCCGCAGGCGGTGATTCCGTTTTCGTACATCGAGTGTTGTAGGTGATACCGATAGGACTCGACCACGCGGGGTAGGACGTCGGGGTGGACACTGCCGTGGCTTGTTTTCAGGTCGGGCACGATCAGCACCCGGCCAGGTTGGGTGTCGCGAAGCCAGTCCAGCCGTGACCGCAGCGGCACGCCGGTCTGCTCGTCGATCCAGAACAGGGACACCTCAGGCCGGCCGTTGCTGAATAGCCGACCGGCTAGCGGGTGCGCCCGCACAGCGTCGGCCATGGCCTGCGCCGCGGCCCGTTCCCTTGGCAGCAGCGGTGTTTTGCCGGCGTCGTAGGCGGCGTCGCGGTCTTCCTGCGCGGCCTTGGTGCGGTAGCTGTCCGCGTCGATGTCGACCAGTTCGGCCCCGACGCCGAGCACGATGCGGTGTGCGGCGTGGCCGAGGTCGTAGGCCCTTTTCGGCGGCCGCGGGTTGTCGCGGTCGTACCGGTAGTGCGCCGGGGTCGACGGGGGCAGCAGAAGCTTGGCGCCCGAGTAGGACAGTGCCGGGTGTGCGTGGTACAGCCCGTCGGGCATGCCATCGATTACGGCCGTGTCGCCGGGCTCCACGATCAGCCGGTCCACAGTGGTCGTCATGGCCGTCCCCGCATGGCCTGCCGCACCTGGGCGTCCGGGTCGCGGGGTGCGCACTCGGCCCACCAGCCGGCCAGCCGGGTGCGCAGGGACACCCGGGCTGGCCGGGGCTTCACGGGCACCCACCGGCGTATCAGGGCGGTGTCGACGGGTTCCCAATGGTCCCAGTGCAGTGCGGTCACCTCGACACCACCAGCGTCAGTAGCTCCACAGTCAGCGTCACCGCGAGCCGCGTCGCTAGCGCCGTATGGAAGGTGCACGCAGCCGCCAGATCGATTAGGTCGTGGTCGTCGCGGCGTGCGATGCGCCGCTCGGCCCGGCCGGGGTTCGCGCGGTCCAGCCGGGCGCTCCACTCCTCGTACGCGGCCATGGCCTCGTCGGCTTTGGTGTTGGCGGCCTCGAGGCGGCGGCGCAGCAGCTGCACCCGCGTGCCTGCTGCGCGCTGTGAGGCTGGCGGCCGTGTCGGCTCTTCTCGGCCGTCGGTCGGCGTGTAACCGTGCCGGGCATCGTCGGCCAGCCGGCCATAGTGCTCGCTCGCTGCGGTCATGCCGCCAGGTCCTCATCAGACTCCGGCTCGGCCGGTTCCGTCGACCACAAGCCGGTTTCGCGAACGTAGTTGTCCCATGTGATGTGGGTTGCGCGACGGCGCTTCCGAAGTTGTTCCATCGCCCACATCGAGTAGCCGTCAGACTCGGCCCGCTTCTTTTTCGCCGCTGTAAGGTGTCGCTGCGCCGCAGCCTCGTGCCGTTGCGCCTCCGTCACCTTGTGCTCGGGCCGAGCACGTTTCTGCTCGATCACGCGACCCTCGTCGAGGGCGAGCAGACGATCCGGCTCGTAGCCGTACGGCGGGAATCCGGGCAGGGTCAACTGCCCGTCCGGAGGAGTCGTGCCCGGCCGCCCTAGCTTGTTGATGAGCTTCTCGGCTCTTTCGTGCCGCGCGGCGGCCTCGTCGAAATTGAGCTTGGCGGCAAGCTCATCTACGGCGTGCTTCCTGTCGAGGCTGCCGTCATCGTGACGCGGGGCCGCGTTTAGGACACTCCTGGCGATCTCTTCGTCTTTCACAGGATCTCCTCCAGCAGGTTGACTGCCTCTCGTAGGTGGGCAATTGCCTTCTCGTCGATCAGGTCTGGTTCGCCGAGTTGGGCGCCGAGGACGATGGACGCGACGCGGGCTTGGAACTCGCCGACGATCGACAGCGCAGCGCTTCTGGCGGCATCGATGTCCTGCCGTTCACGGGCTGCTCGCTCGCGGCGTTCGGCCCATGCGCCGGGCAGGCTCAGTTCGCCCTCGACGACCTTCGACGCCAGCTCGGGATCCTCGGCGCGCAGCCGGGCGAGTTGGTTCTCTACCGAGTCGGCTGCGGTCTTACGTTCGCGGGCGATCCGGTACGCCTCGTCCAGCCCGGTCGCCCCGCCGATCACCGCATCCACCATGTCTGGCGCGAACTCAAGAACGACGTTCGCCTGCGTGATGCGCTGCGCACTGGTGCCGATGGTGGCCGCGACTTTGCGGGTCGACTGCAAAGATTCTTTGCACGCGCGTGCAGCAACCATCGCGGCCTGACCCTTGGTCAGGTTGCGGCGCTGGAGGTTGACGGCCAGCGCGTACCCGTCCGGGTCGTCACCGTCATATGTCGTGAAGTCCGGCTCAACCCCCACCAGCTCACACGCCGCCAGCCGGTTCCGGCCGTCCAGCACCCGGCCGTCGCCGTCGAGCACGATCGGATGGAGCAGCCCGCGCTGCTTGATGTCCTCGGCCAGCTCGGCCAGCTCGTCATCGGCGAGCATGGGGAACAGGTCGGCTACGGGGTGAACCTCTCGGCGGGCCTGAGTGGCTAGGCGACCGTGATGCTTGCTCGCTGCGCTCATCGTCTTCTCCTCACGTTTGTTGCCCGGCCGGCCCGGGGGACTCGTGGTCACCCCGGGCCGGCGGCCTCTCAGGCAGCCCGGTACCGGGCCGGTGAGCCAGGCTCGATCTGGATTTCGGGCACGACCACGCCCGCCCGGGTCATCCGCTGCAGGTTCGTGGCAACCGGTCATCGAAGAGGTGCAGACCGGCGCGGTCGACCTGATGGCACGCATGGGTGGCTGCGTCGGTCACCGCCGGCATGGCCCGCAGCTCCGCAGCCCGTGCCGTGTGCCCCGCCGCGTCCAGCCACAGCGGCAGTGCTACCCGGCTGGCCCAGTCGACCGCCATCAGCCGACGCGTCTCCTGGTGGCCGTCGCCGGCCGTGCCGAGCATTGCGGGCAGAAACGGTTTCAAATCCTGCCGCCGGTCGTCGGGTAGCCGGTCGTTGAGGCTACGTCCGTACGCGGCCAGCACAGGGCACACGCATTTAGGCCTGTCGGTCCACGGCTGGCCGGCCATGTACGCGGCGGCTTCGAGGAGGCACATTTCGCCGTCTCCACCATCGGAGGGGGGGCGGTGGCTTCCGCGTGCGAGGGTCAGGGTGTCGAGGTCCAACGGGCGGACGATGGTGGTTGTGGTCATGGTGTGCTCCTATGTGGAATGCGGATTTCGGGTGCACGGATCGTCTGGTGTTCTAGGTCGATGCGGTTTTCGTATTCCTCGCATCGGGTGGCGGAGCCGTCACAACCCACCTCGAGGCACCACGGGCAGGTAGGTGCCCGCGGAGCGCGCCCCAGCTCCGCGGGCTTCGTTGTCGACCGGCCGGCTTGCTGAAGGCCGTTCACAGCGCCGGTCGGGGGCGCTACGTCTTGGGTGCTCACCGAGCACCTCCAAACAGGACAGACAGCCGCTCGCGGACGTCCGCCTGGTATTGCCGGATCGCGCCCGCCTCAGCCACTGACCGCGGACCGCGGACGACCATCGCGTCTAGCGCCGCCTGGTCCAGGTCGTCCGCGCGGGCGTACCCCACGGTCACGCCGGTGTCGTCGTTGCCGGTGACTACCACGTATTCGCGGGTGACCGCCTTCGGGCCGAGCACGGTGCCGACGTCGGTGTGGATGCCGTTGAGCCGGCCGGCGGGAACGTGACTCATCGCGCACCGCTATCGGGGGTGTCTCCGTTGGCCAGGGCTTCGATGGTGGAGCGGTCGAACCGGTGATGCCCGCCCGGGGTCACAAACGATTGGAGCTTCCCGGCCTGCTGCCAGCGGACGACGGTCTTCGTGTCGACCCGGAACAGGCGGGCGACTTCGGTCCGTGTCAACGGCCGCTGCCACGCGGGTAGCTTCACCGGGCACCGCCGGGTTCCGTGCCGCCGGTCGAGCGGTAGTGCGCGATCGCCTCGGACAGTTCGTGCCAGGCCCGCTCCACGTCGCCACTGCCCACGGGGGCGTCGTAGTAGGCGAACGTGAGCCCGGCGAAGTGCTCCCACGTGCGGCGTTCCTCGTCGACGCGTTCGATCTCGGCCTGTGAAGAGTCCACCGCCGCTGGGGCGAGCCGGCCTGCATCACCCAACGCGATGAGGATCGCGGTGAACAGGTGCAGCCGGGTCATGTCCACCATCGAGTCGGTTAGCCGGACCTTGATGACCACGCCGCATTTGCAGGTCCACCGGATCTGCTCGTCGGGTGATGTGCGCGGCTCTTGCGTTCCCCACGCGTGCGCCAAGAACGCGGCCGTGACGATGTCTAGGTTTTCAAGGCCCGGCACCGCTTCGGCCAAGGCCCCGGTCACACCCTCCTCGACCATGGTGTCCCGGTTGTATGCCTCTTCCGCGTAGTCGCGCTCGTCGTCGCCGTTCATGACGCGACCGCCGCAGACTCGGGGTCTGTCGCAAGTAGACGGACACGGTCCACCGCAAACCATCGGGGGACACCGCCGTCGAGGTGGACCAGGTAGCCGGGCTGCCAGCCGTTGCCTGTGTTGCTGCGGCTGTGCCAGTTGACAACCTGCCCGCGGAGGGTGCCGCCGGATGCGAGGTCGATCCCGACCCGGTCACCGGGCCGGTACCGGTCGGCCGGGTCGTCGCCGGGGTCGGGGGTGCGGGCGGCCAGCTCGGCCTGTGCGGCGGCGAGCTGCTTGCGCAGGTCGGCCAGTTCGGCGGCCTTCGCGCGTTCGGCGGGCGGTGTCACCGCGGTGTACACGGACACCTTCACGTCGCCGATTTGAGCTTTGGCGGTGTGGTGGAACGTGCCGCCGGACATGAGCGTGTTCTGCCCTGCGGTGCCGAACAGGCGGCCGGCAAGAGCGTCGACGGTGGCGATGCCGGTGTCGTCGTCGCTGGTGCGGGGTTGGATGTCGATGCTGACGTACAGGTCGGCGAGGTTGGGGTGTTCGGACAGGTCGGCGATCGCGGCGGCGATGGCGTGCAGGTCGGCGGCGATCGCGGCATACGGGCTGGTGGGTGTGGACATGGCGAGGTCTCCTACTTCTGGGTGGTGCGGGTGGAGTGGTCGGCGGGCCTCACGCGGCACGCTCCGAGGCGGGAAGGAACGACGAGGCGGGTACGCCGCACAGGCGGGCCGCCTTCTCCAGTTCGACGACGTCAAAAGCAAGAAGCCCGGCCAGGCGGCGGGACAGCTGCGACTGGAGCATCCCGAGCTCTTCGGCGACTTTCTGCTGAGTCAGCCCGGCCTCGGCCATCGCGGCCCTGACCCGGGCGCCCACTGCTTTGCGGATGTCGTCGTCCATGTGAGTAGACCATACGGGTTTTCCGTATGCTGTCAAGGCATGGCGCGTAGCATCCTGGCCGAACTTGACGCTATGGCGCCGCGCCATGATGATGGACGGCATGACACTGCCAAACCTTGCGAAGACAGACACCCTCTCGGACCGCGTAGCCGCTCAAATACGCAGAGAGCTGGCCGGGCGGCGACAGAGCCAAGCAAGCCTTGCCAGGGCTATGGGCGTGGCTCAGATGTGGGTATCGGATCGACTGTCAGGTAAGACGCAGATCGACCTCAACGACCTTCACCGCATCGCCACGACGATGGGCCTAACGCCGGTCGACCTGTTCCCCAGGCAGGAACGGGAAGTTACGGTAACGCAGCGTCAATCGAGACAGGCCTATGTCGGTCATGGGTACAACGCCCGGCCGGATCGGGGTGGCCCGCCACCGGGGCCGAGGAGGACTGCGCTCATACCACACCAAACCCACCGTGTCACCAGCCCGTGACGGACCGTGCGTCCGTCGTCACCTCAAGTTAACGGAGACCATGTCGTTCATGTCTGATCTACTGCCCGACTACGAAAAGTGGCTACGCGCCGCCGGACGTGCCGACAAAACCATCACCGCCCGCCTCCGCCTACTCAACCACGCCGACCAGCACCTACCCTGGGGCCTCGACCAAGCCGACGAATCCGAAATCATCAACTACACAGCCGCCGCCGACTGGTCCCCGTGGACCCGCCACACCTACGACGGGCACCTACGCGGCTGCTACCGGTGGGCGCTCGCCGCCGGCCGGATCACCCTCGACCCGATGCTGCACATCCCCAAACCACGCCAAGGCGACCGCACCCCCAACCCGTGCGGCGACGACGAACTAGCCCTCGCCCTCACCGCCCCGCCGATGCCGTGGCGCCGCGCACTGCTCCTGGCCATGTACGCCGGCCTGCGCTGCTGCGAAATCGTCACCGTCCGCCGGCAGGACATTGTGGACGGACGCATGCGGGTCCACGGCAAAGGCGGCAAAGTCCGTATCGTCCCTGTCGGACCCCAACTGTGGGCAGAGATCGAACACGCCCCGCCAGGTCTGCTGTGCATCGGCGCCCGCGGCCGGCCCCTCACCGCCCAAATGCTCACCCAGATGCAACGCCCGGTGTGGCGCCGCCTCGGCCTACCCGACGAGTTCCGCATGCACCGCGGCCGGCACTGGTTCGCCACCCGGCTCCTCGAGGCCGGCGTGGACATCCGGGTCGTGCAGGTGCTGCTAGGCCACGCCAGCCTGCACAGCACGGAGGGCTACACGCAGGTGGTGGACCGGCGTAAGGCTGATGCTGTGACGAGGCTGCCTGACGTCCAGGCGCCCGGGCCGGTCTCTACCCGGCCCGGGCGCACCGCCGAAGCGGCATGACGCATCGTCTCACCTCGCGGTTCAATTCGCACCGCGAGGTGAGACGGCAGTCTCAGCTTCCCAGCGTCAGCGTGATCTCGTCTGCCAGGTCGGCCTCTGCGAACAGGACGATGCCGCGGTGGCTGACCTCCACACCGTATGGCCCTCGACCCCCGGGAATGTCGACCACCGAGAACGGGAAGGCGCACAGCCGGAACGGGTCGCCAAGACCCGGGTCGACCATGAAGACTCCCCGTCCGAGACTTCCCACGCCGACCACAGCCCCCGCGGCGTCGGTGACCTTCACCTGCGCGCCGTACCGGATGTCGGAGTATCCGGCCTTCGTGGCCGAGCATGGGGCGCCCACGATCCGTGTGCCTGGCGGGTTGTCGGCTGGGACGCCGTCAAGCTGCAGTTCGCCGTGTGCAGTCAACAGCGCGGCGGTCGGGGTTGATGCCTGCGGGTCCTGCGAGGTTGGCCGTAGCAGGACGAAGCCGAGCGCGGCCGCGAGCGCTGTCACCAGGGCAGCCAGCAAGACGATCAGCCACGTCCGGTGTTTGGGTGTGGCCGATGGGGCGGCGGTGGGCGGGGGCTGTGGTGGCATGTCGGTCACGGCATCGATAGTGCAGGGGTCGGCGCTTGATCGGAGTCCTCCAAACGGGCGAGACGGTTATACACCGTCTTCACGGTCACGCCGGACGCCTTGGCGATGTGCTCGATCGGCACACCCCCGTCCCGGGCGGTCCGCATCATCCGCGAGAACTCGATGTCCTCGCGGGCGAGCCGCTCCGCGCGGCGGGTGAGCGCGCGCATCAGAAAGCCTTGGTCGGGGTCTGGGCTGAACGGCGGTCTGGCCATGCCCCGGGACATTACCCTGTAGTGTTGACAGGGTCAACGGCGCCGGTTACCATGTAGCTAGTACCTGATAATTCCAGAGCACAGACCACTAGCCAGAAACCGGGACCCGCGAGGGCAGCAGGAGGGCTAACGGGAAAGCCAGGCACCGACCTGGACACGCACAACCCGCCGGCGAGGTGCCGGCACAGCCCGCGAGGCAGCCACAGGCGCCCGGGCAAAGCGAGCAGTGACATCTCCCCAGTCGCCTTCGTTGGCGCGCTCGCACTCCCGCCCTCACCCAGAGGGCCAGTCCGAGGGAGACGGACATGAGCAGCAAGCCTCGTACCAACTGGACCTACGTCACGACCGTGGTCATCGTCTACGCGTTCATGCTCGGCGCCGCGGCGATCTCGTTCAGCCACATCGTCGACGTCAGCCACACCCTCGGCCTGAGCTGGGAGGCGTGGACGGTGCCGTTCTTCGTGGACGGCATCGCAGTCCTCGGCAAGATCGGCCGCAGCCACAAGTTCGCGGCCACCACCCAGCGCGCAGGTCTCGTCTTGATGACCGGCGCCGGGATGCTCTCCCTGGCGTGCAACGTCATGGCGGGCGACAACCTCGGCCAGCAGCTCTACGGGGTGTTGGTTGTGGCCGGATTCGTCACCACCGAGTGGTACGCGTCCAAGCTCCAGGCGGCACCCGCACCGGCCCCGGTGGTCGACGCGGAGTTGGCCGCGAAGCGCAGCGAGGCAGCCCGCAAGGCTGCGGCGACGCGCAGGGCCAACAAGGCGAAGGCGGGCCGGAAGCCGCGCGCGCCGAAGGCCGCCACGGTGGCCGAGCTCGAAGAGGCGTACAGCCTCCCCAGTGCCCCGGTCTCCGGAGCCTGACCGACCGGACCTAGCGGTCCGGGAAGTCGCTAGGATCACGAAGCGCCCCACCCGTCTTCCCGGCGGGTGGGGCGCTTTTTGCGTCTCAGGGTCTGGCGTTCATCCGCGCGGATGGTCCCGTGCCGCGTCGAGAATGTCCGACGTGGTCGCCTTAGTAACCGCCTCGCCGGCCACGACCGTCCTCGGTTCGGTGATCGGGTTGGGTGCCTCCACCACAACCCTCGCGTTGGCGGTCACCGCCGGCCGAGTGACGAGGGCCTGAATGATGGCGCTCGCTGGCACCCACACGCCGAGGATCGTGTCCGGCAGGTCCGGCGAGAGCAGGATGCCCAACGCACCGGCAAGGCCTATCACGCCGGTGATGGCGCCGCGCAGCACCGTCGGCTCGAGGTGCACCAGCCGCCACCAGAATGTGCCTCTGTCCATAGTGGTCCCTCCCCTTGCTAGTCCGGGGGTTGTGCTAGCGGGAGGCTGCGACGATGATCGCCACAGCCACGCCGATGATCGTCAGGATTAGTCCGCCGAGGCCAAGCATCATTGCCCACGACGCGGACACGCCGACAGCCCTGCCGCCGCCGGTGGCGGTGGCCTGCTGTAGCGCGGTGATGTCCTCCGAGATGCGGTTCAACCTCTGCTCGGCTTCACTGCGTGGCATGAACGTGGCGGCCTGATCGGCGAGTTGGCCGCGGAATTCGTTCACAGCCTCAAACCGTTTCTCGGCCGCGATTTCTGCTTTGACCACAGCCTTCTCGCTGGCGATCATCGCGATCTGGACGGCCTTGTCCTGGGCCGAAATGGCGGCGTCAAACCGGAGGTTCATTTCGGCGAGGAGTGCTGTGATGTGTTGCCGCAGCGAGACGGCCTCCGGGTCCTGCTCGGCCATCGGCCTCCCCTTCGCCCTGGTTGGTTTGTCAGGTGTCGCGGCCGTCTTGCTCAGGATCGGCGCGGATCTCCGACGCGGCCGCCTTACCCGACGCGGCGGCAATCTCGGCCACCGACGCTGCCGCTACTGTGACTGCCCCCGTCGGGCCGCCGCCGCCTTCGATGGCGTCGACTTTCGCCTCCAGTGCGGCGATTTTCGCAGCCAACCGTTGCTCCACCGACGCCAGGTTCTGTGTCCCGACGTGCGCGGCCATGTTCCGCAGGTGCGGATCGGTCTGCGTCGCCGGATTCCAGTAACCGGCCCCTGTCGCGCCCATCAGGATCGTGGTGACCAAGTCCGCGAACTGTTTGCTGTCCATGTCGTCGTCTCCTACCGGGGGTTGTGGTGCTGGTTGGGTTCCGTTCTTGCGGGCTGCCCACGCGTCCCAGGTCTCTCCACTCAGGACGCTGAGCACACCTTCCAGTCCGTACACGCCGGGCGCGGCTGGCCAGTCGTCGCAGTACAGGGTGAACAACGAGATGTGAATGTGCCACAGGTGCGACGCGTCGGATGTGACCGACCGCCACACCTGCCCGGGCCCGCCGTGGCTCAGCCCGTACACGTTGCGGCCGTCGAGGGTGCCGTAGAACTCGCGCACGCAGCCGAGCCGGTCATCGTCGGGGTGCAGCGCGGCGGCCTTCAGATGGCCGGTCCGTTTGGTCATCTCCACTGTGGACATGGTGAGGTCAATCGCCCGTGCCTTGCCGAAGTCGCCGGTCAGGTCGGAGGGCAGCAGGATCGAGTAGTTACCGGGCCAGTTGGCCTTGTTGTCGTTAACGCTTGAGTGGTACCCGGGTTTAAACGCGTAGATGCCACCCAGCCGCACACCGGGGATGACTGCGAGGCATGCCTCCCACAGGCGCCACAGTGCGTCGGTGATTCTGGCCGGGTTCGGGTTCGCTGCCATCACAGCCCCTTCGGCTTGTCGCCGGCGGCCCGCAGCTGCTCAAACTCGTCGACGGTCAGCGACGTGACCGCGTCGGGTGTGTCTACCTGGCGCACCTCATACCGCTCGCCGATGCGGCGCACCTCGTAGCCGCGCTCCACATCGAACAGGTGCCAGTCGTGATCGGTCACGTCGGTCCCCCTAGCGGCGGCGTGTGATTTGGTTGCGCGCCAGGTCGGCGAGCATGTGTGCGGTGCTCAGACGCGAAGAGTCAAGCTCGAGCGTGGCCGCAGCCCCGGCGGCCGAGTACTCCTTGGCCCAGATCCGGAAGATGGTCACCCCGTCGCGGGCGGTCGGGTTGAGCGCGTCCACCCGGGGCAGGACACCCCGCACCCGGATCAGCTCACCGGCTTTGATCTCCCACGGCATCACCATCCGGCCGTAGGCGAGGTCACGGATCGGGCGGGCGATGGTGAGCCGACCAGCGTTTGGCGGATACGCATGCTGGGCCAGGAACTGGTCACCGACCCGGTCGGCATGCCCGGACCCGGCCACGTCATCACCCAGATCCACAAAGGCTTCACGGGTCAGACCAGCCGCGGTCAAGGCAGCAACAGTGGACGTCCTCCGGTTGTTCCGGATCCCGCCCTTACTGTCGACCCAGCGCACCCGCACCGCGTTGTAGAGTCCGTCGCCCGAGCCGGGCGAGTCGAACCCGTCGGCGACATCAGCCTCGTAGCGGACCGTTGACGGCCACGCAGCCCACTCAAACCGGTGCTTGCCGGCAGCGTTGGACTCGTACGCGCCCCACCGGAAGTCTGGTTCGAGCAGCATCAGATCGTTGAGCACTCTGGCCGCCGTGGCCCCGTCCGGGTAGGCCAGTTGGGAGATCGCAAACGTGGTGGTGGCGATGCTTACGGTGGTGCTGTCATAGGAGCTGAGTAGCCGGCCGATCAGATCGGTGACGACCTCGCTGGCCAGCACAGTGCTGGTGGTGTAGCCGGTGGTTTTCTCGGTGCCGTCGGCGTTGTACCGCATCGCCACAATGACCGGATCGATGGCCACACACCACGCGTCGTCTAGCGGCGTTATGGTACCGCCGGTGCGGATGCCCCGGACGTCCAACGTGTTGCGGCCGTTCGGGAAGTCGGTTACAACCACCTTCGCGGCCGAGCCACCACCAGCCACGTTCCACGCATCAGCGCGTGAGTTCTCGCCGGTGCTGCCGTCGGTGCGGGTGACGCCCTGGATTTCGAAGTCGCCCGACGTGAGGCCGGCGTCCCAGGTGTAGTCGTAACGTGCGAGCTTCTGCCCGGCCCGCTGGATCGGCCAGTACCGCAACACAGCCCGCGAGTTCGTCACCAACGGCACGCCGCTCGGGAACTGGAAAAACAGCACATTCTCGTCGGCACTGCCCGACCCGCCGGGGTTGGCCGCGACCTGCGCTGTCGCGTCAGGTGAGAACTTGTCGGCGTTCTCCCACCGCTGCAACGACCGGTCCACATAGATCAGTGGCACGGTCCGGTCCTGCGCGTGCGCCGATGGACCCATGGCGGTCAGTTCCCATATCTGCCCGTCGCGGCGGTTGCCCCGCCCCGGATCCTCCAGCCGGCCCTCCCACACCACCTGGCCGTTGCGGGTGTCGTAGACGTAGCAACGGCTGTAGTAGTCCAGCTCGACCGGGTCAAGGGTGAGCGGACGGTCCAGCGCCATTCTGGCCGACGCCCAGCCGCCGATCGCGGTCTCCCGGAAATGCAGGTCGTGCAATTCGCGGGTGACGCGCCGGTCGGCGCGGGAGGTGACCAGCCGCACCGCCAGGGGGACGGGAATGCTCATGTCGTCGCCGGCCTGATGAACAGGTAGCGCGGGTAGTAGTGGGCGGTGATCGTGTACGTGTCGGCCTTCGCCGTAGTCACACCGGGGGTTGTGGGGCTCGTCGAGGTGAGCATGAAGATCCGGTTTGTCGCTCCCGGCTTGAGCATCGGGAACCCGCCTGCGAACTGCACCGACTTGGTCGGGTAGATGATGTCAGCAGCGCCAGCGAACGGGTCGGCACCGTTCTCATACAAGTAGGCGAACTCAATCTCCCCGTCGATCAGGGCGTCATAGCCGGCATCCTCGGAGGCGCCCGTGAACCACGACAGCCACGACTCGTCGGCCGGGACCAGCAGGATCAGGTCCCAGTCGAGTGTGTCCGCCCCGCCGGACCGGGCCGCGTGGATTTCGAGGGGCTGGGGCTGTAGCGGGGCCTCGAAACCGAACCGTCCCGGCTGCCACGGGTCAGCCGGGCCGACGCTGAACAGCCCCAGGTCGACCAGTTGCCGTTCAGCCGTCGCGGGTATCGTGACCGTTGCACCGGTCGTCATAACCGGGCCCGCGGCATAGCTGATGCGGGCGGTAATGGTTGAGGCGGCGCCGCTGCGACGCACCACGACGAACACGCGGTAGGTGCCGCGTATGGCTCGCTTCCGGCCGTCGTTTCCGAGGACCGACAGATTCAGGGACCATGTGACCCGCGCAGCCATCGCCGCGAAACCGCCGAACGTGGTCCTGACGAAGTTGTTCGTACCTGTGCCGCTCATGGCTGCATCCGGGCCGCCGCCCGGGTTTGACGTGTCCGTGCCGGTGGTGACGACCGCGGCGTCCTCGGCCTGGGCGAACCACACCAGATCCGACGGGACTCCACGACTGCGTGTGGCGAGGATGCCGAACGGGTGCAGCCCCGAGGAGGTGTCCTTGATGATGAGCGGGGCGGGCACGTCACCCTTCACGTCGGCCACGTCGAAAAAGTTGCCGCGGGTCGCGGCCGCCGGGTCGTTGGTGACCGTGCCGACCGCCACATCCTCACGCGGCCCGTAGGCGAACGGCTCGGCCGGGATCTCCAACGTGGCCCGCCCATCTTGGACCAACGTCTTCAGCATGCTGAATGTGTAGTCAGGGGCGGCGAAGGTCCGGAAGAAGTAGGGCACCGAGCCGAACTGAACCCGCAGGAAATTGGTATCCCGGGCCAACTCCCGCCCGAGCAGCTGCAGCGCGGTGGCCGCGGCGTCCACACTGCCCATCACGAGTTGTACCGGGATCTTCAGCGTGCGGTTCCGGTACGCCCACCCGGTCTGAAAGTCTCCGTCAGTCAACATCAACGACGCGAACGCACGCCGCAGCGGCGGCGGGGAGAGATCGAAGCCGTCACCCACCCACAGACCGCCCGCATTAAGGTCCAGCCGAACGGTCGGACTGGTCGAGACCGAGTCAACAAACTGCCATGTAGCCACCTAGCCTGCCCTTCTGTACTGATCCGCCTGCCTACCGGCCTGGTCACCCACCCACACCTCGACCGGACGGGACTCGATGATCCGCGCCAGCCGGTTCAGGTCGTCGGGATGCATCCGCACAATCCCGCCACCATCCATGGAACCCACCGAACCCATCGAACCCGCGGAGCCACCCGAACCGGCGCCGGCCGGGATTAGCCCCAGGCCGAACTGGCGGGCCACCTCGCCGAGGATGTCCTCCGACCGGGCCCGTTTGGACAGTGCGAGCGGGATGTACGCTTCGCCGCCGGTTTCGTCCTCGCCCCAGATCCGCCACGTGCCCGGCTTGACGATCTGAGCCACATGGTTTTCCCGGCCGCCGTCGGCGAAGAACTTGACAATCCCGCCGTCGGCCGCCTGGAAGCCCCGACCGGTGCGGGCACTCCGCAAAATCTCCTCGGTGATGATTTGGATCCGGACTTTGGTGTCGACCTCCGGCGGGATGCGGAACAGTTGATCGGCAAGGTTGCGGATCGCGTCCGCCTCCGCCCCGACCGCGCCGCTCTGCGCGATCGTCGCCTCTTTGAAATCGTCGAGGATCTTCGTCACTTCCGCGTGGCTGGCGCCGTTCTTCAACTGATCCCTCGCCGCCTCCTGCGCGGCAAGCCCGGACCGCTCCAACGCGACCCGGTTCTCCGTCGCCTCACGGGTGTTGCCCTCAATCGACTTCGAACCCTCCTCAAACGCCTCTTTGACGCCGTCCAGGCTCAAGTGCGCGGCGAGCAGCGAATCATCAGCCGCCAGCATTGTGTTGTTCAAAGTCCGCCACGTGTCGATCAGCCGGTCGCCGTCGGTGGCGGCCCGGTCCGTCGCGGTCGCGAGTTTGGTTGTCGACCGCGCCGCCACCTCGGCCGCGGCCGCATACTCCGGCAGCTTCTTCTTGGCCTCCTCCACAGAAATGCCGGCCGCCGCCGCGGCCTGCTCCAGGCGTTTCATGGCGACGTCGCCCCGACCCTCGCGGGCCAACTGCGCCAGCGATGCGTCAAAAGCCGTCACAGCCTCGGATGCGCCTTCGAGAGCGACCGTCGCAACGTCCACACCCGGAATGTTGTCGATGAACTTTTCGAATCCGTTTAGTTCATCGATGTGCTTCAGACCCGAGGCGAGGATCTCCATGTCGCGGCCGAGCACCCGCGCCGATTCGCCGGCCAATTCAGCTTCCGCACCGGCATCCCCAAGACCGCTCACCACCGCCTCGAGCTGCGGGTTGACGTCCCTTGCCAACACCTGGCTGATCGCCTCGGAGGCGATGAGCAAACCGACGATGCCGACCCCGTACCGCTTCGCCTTCGCAGCCCCAGAGTCAAGCTGGAACCCCATCACCGACTGGACAGCCGCCCACGCCCTCGTCGCGGCGATCACCGAACCGATCACGACAGCCAGGCCCGCGACCGACCCGACCAACGGCAACAGCCAATCCTTGTTGCTGTTAGCGAAATTGAGCACCGCGTTGAGGGTGGGCAGCAGCTTTTCGCCTACCTGCTCCTGAAATTCGCCCCACGCCACCCGGGCCTTGTCCGCCGGCGACGCAGCCGCCGCAGCGGCCCCGCCGAACTGTGTCGTCAACTCAGCCAGAATGATTTTCTGCGCCGACATGACATCGCCGGCCTCAACAAAGCCGCGGATCTGTTCCTTCTGCTGCTCGGTGAACTGGATTCCGGCCTTGCTCAACGCGGTGAGTCCTGCGATCGGATCGTTGAGGGCTTTCCCGACCATCGTGATCGAGCCTTGCAGGTCCTTGCCCAGTGCGGCCGACAGGTTCAAAGCGGCCTCGGTGCCCTGGTCGAAAATGTCGTTCCCTTTACCGGCCTCATTGCGCACGCGGGTGAAGGAAAGCAGAACCTGGGCGCTGGACTGGATGACGTCATCGTCCACACCGGACAGATCAGCCAACCGGTCCGCCAAAGCACCGACCTGGCCCGCCGTCACGTTGGCCGCGCCACCCGTCGACTTGATTGCCGCAGCCGTCAAACGTTGAACCTTCGCAGCCTCCTGCGCCTCCCGGATCGCACCCTTGAAGAAGTCGATAACCACACCGGCAGTCAGCACCGCACCCATGCCGGCCAGCAGGCTGGTACCGAACGTGTTGCCGACGTCCTTGCCGGCCGCCCCGGTCTTGGACTGGATCTGTGTCTTGAGCTCGCTGGGGAAGCGACTGCCATCCGGCTTGATATCGACAAATGCGGTGGCCAAACTTTTTCCGCGAGCCATGTCGTCACCTCCCCTCTCAGCCGCTCAAACCCAACGCCTGCAACATGACCTGTTGCTTGGTGTCGACCCGCTGCGGCGGCCGGGCCAACGCCGTGTCCAGGTTGGTGCGGATCTCGAACCAGTCCGGCACCGGCACACCCCGACCCAACGCCCGCCCGAGCATGGCCGCCTGCACCGCAGCCAAATAGAACCGCTCCAACTGCTCCACCATCAGCACATAGGACACTGCGCACAGCTCCGGTACGGTCAGCCGGCCTCGGCCTCCTGCGCCGCCTTGGCTTGCTGCGCCTGCCAAATGAACATTTTTAAGTCCGGGCGGCCCTTCAAGTCGGCCATGGCCTGTACCGCCACCTGCGAGGATGAGCCGACCTTCGATGTCGTGCTGGTGTGCGGCCGCCCATCGGACGAGTCGGACGGCCGCGTCATAGGGAAACGCGCCACCGCCGCGGTGATGTCTTTGGCCACCTGCAGCAGGTCCTTAAACTGCTGCCGCTGCTGCCGTGCGATCGTGAAGAACTGTGTCCAGTCCCGCTCGTCGACCTGCGCCCGCAGAAACTCCTTCGTCGCGAGCATGATGCCCACCTCGTCACCGACGTCGATCGTTTCGGCCTGCTCAAGGAACGCGATCAGCGACAAGTCGCCCGCGTCCGGGGCCACGCGGATCGTGACCCCGAACCATCGGAACGTCATGTCGACCGGCTCCCGCTGGCCGCGGGACAGGTCGCCCAGGTCACGCGTGCTCATCAGACACCAAGCCGTGCCGTGCCGGCGGCGTACACCTTGAAGGGCTGGTTCGGCGCCCCGGTCGGGACCTCCATGTTGAACATGAACGGGATCAGCGCCTTGTCCGGTGCCCGTTTGAACGACGACTCGATAGAGCCCATGTTCAATGCCTGGTAGATGACGACCCGCATCGTGTGGTCCAGCGACTCCCAGCCGATCATTGACCGGACCTCGGACCCCGGCGCCGGCGGCAGCAGCGAAGACGACAGCGTCACACCGGATCCGGACACTGTGGCCAGGGTGCCGCCGTTGTATGCCCTCTTCAGGTTGGTCAGCGTGTAGTTGAGCACGGAGAACACAATCGACCCGGAGCGTTCGGTAGTGCGCCACGCGACAGGGTCGAACAGTTCGGCGGCCTTGATGGGTTCGGCTTTGATCTCGTAGGCCAGTTTCGACCCGTCCTCGGTCACGCCGGCGGCAACCCACGCACCCGGCCACGGGTCGGCGTCGTAGGTAGACGCTAACGCGGCGTGTGTCGGCTCCGTGGAGCCCAGAATCGCGGTGAACACGAACCCAGGATCGGTGAGGATAAGGGGTGTTGCGTATGTCAGCGGCATCGGTCAGTTCCTCTCTTCCTCGCCGATAGGCGGCGCCCCGCCGGGTTCGGCCCGGTCGACCGTCAAAACCGGCGCCGGCTCAGAGACGACGTCGGCGTGGTCGGCGACCGGGCCGCCAGACCCTGCCTCGCCGGCCAACCCCGCATCAGCCAACTGCGCGGCGACCTCCGGCGGGTGTTCGGCACCCTCCACCAAAGCCACCTGGCCGTTGAGGAAGTAGCCGTGTGCGACCACATTGGACACCGGAATCGAATGCCCCACGTCGGCGGCCAACGCGTTGCCGACATAGATTTTCCGTGTCGCCACATACGTTCCGTGCTCTTTGCGCTGCGCTTCGATCTGTGCGGACAGCTCACCCGTCGGGTCCAGCTCATCCGGGTCAGGCATGGTCATGCTGTTGCTTCCTCTCTTATTCGGTGAGGGCGGGGACAAGGAACGGCCGGGCCGGCCTGTGACGGGTACCGATTTCGCCGAAGACCATGTAGAAGTAGACCCGCTCCCAGCCGATGCGGGCCTGCCACTCACGCGCACGCCGGTCCAAATACGGCTCCGAATGGATCGACTGCCCACCCGCCCCGGTGGCCTTCGGCGCCGCCGCCTGCGCCCGGCGGGTCGGATCCACCGCCGCGTCCATGACGGTTGCTTTGATGGCCTCCGACTGAAAAAACTCTTCGACCGCCTCAAAGTCGATGACCACATCCACATCAGGTGAGGTCATGGCGCCGCCCACCCGAACAGACCACCGATCCGCACCGTATGCGTATGAGTGGCGATTGTTTCGTCGTCGGTCGGTTCGTAGTCGCCGAACCCGCCGGAGTTGCCCAACGCGGACAGGTTGCCGCCCAGTTTCGGATTAGCCTGCAGCACACCGCCGATCGCGTTGCCGACAGCCTGCGCCCACTCGTCAACCACCTCAAAATCCCGCTCGATGCGCGACCCGACCCGGACGTACAAGGTTTGGTCCACAACCTCCCGGACCAGGATGCCGGGACCCTCCTCGGCGGCTTCGTCCTGCACGTACTTCCACCCGCCGCCGTAGATGCACACCCCGCCCATCTCGCCGACCCCCAAATATTTGACCGTCACCTGCGGCCACCCGTTCGCGATCGCGAGCAGGTCGAACGCACCGCCGCCGCCAGGGGTTGCCTGCGCCCGCAGCAGCGTGATGAGGGCTTTCTTGGACGGCTGACCGATGGTGAACGGCATCAGAAACTCGCCTTCACCATCGGCACCGTGTACCGCTCGTAGGCCGCGTCCACGTCGGGCATGCCGGTTCTTGTCTTGCCCGGCGTCGACAGCCGGTACGTGCCGCCCTCACCGGACTGCCAGCTGATCGCCCGGTAGGGCACCGACGTTGTGTTCTGCTGCATCCGTGAACGCAGCCGCAGCACGGAGGCTTCACGGATTCCCAATGGGGGCATGTCCAGTCCGTGCTCATATTCGACGATGACGTTGCCCCGTCCTCGAGGCCACACCTCGTCGCGGTACAGCACCCCCTCCGGCGACGGGACCGCGGCGGCAGGGTCGGCGGCCGTCCCGCCGATGGTGAGCGCCCGCACCGCCCTCAGGTTGATGTCGGGCATCACCAGTTCGTCGGTACCTGAGCCGTGCAACCGGATCCGCATGAACCGGGGCACAAACGCCTGGCCGCAGATGTCTTCGCATTCCTGCTCGGTGCCGATCCGGGCGGCCACGATATCGGCGTCCGGGTAGGTCACCGGAGACAGGCCGGTGTCTTCACGGGCCTGAGTCAGGCCGAACAGGAATCCGCCCACCACCTCGACCACGTCCCGGACGGTGACGGTGGCCCCGCCGAAGCTGCCCGTCCAGTCCATCGTCATAGTGTCCACAGTGGCCTGCGCCGGCGGGGCGAACGTGTACTTGCCGACACCTGGATGACCGGCTGTGCCGGTGACTACCTCAGTGCCGTCAAGGCGCCGCACGGTCACGGTTACGTTGCCGGCCGCGTCGGTGAGGACCCCGTCCGGCCGGAACTCGTGCGTCACCGTCTGCAGCGTGGTGACGAGAACACGGATCAGGTCCATGGCTGTGCCCCCACGTGCACCACACCCCAGCCGTACGAGATCCCCGACGGCGACCGGATTTCGCTGGTATTCCTGCCCCCGGCCAGTTCGGGCCAGTACGCCGACACCTGGGCGCGCGGCTCGTCCACGTTGATGTCGTGCAGCAGCATCAGCCCACCGGCGCGCACCAACGGCCCGAAGGCGGCCACGTCAGCGCGTACACCGTCGTAGCTGTGATCCCCGTCGATGACCAGCACGTCGACCGGCTGGCCGTCCAGCTTGCCGACCAGCCACTCCAGGCTTGCCGGGTCGTGCGAGTCGCCGATGTGCACATCGGCGCCCCAGGTGTTCAGCGGCTGCCCCGACCCGCCGGCCGCATATGAGTTGTCAGCCAGGGTGATGCCGTACACGCGGGGGCACACCTGGCTCCATGCGTACAGGGTGCCGCCCGCGTCGCATCCAATCTCGACGATTACATGCGGAGCGAGTGCGGCCACCAACGTGAGCGCCTGCGCCAGCTCGTCGGCCCGCTGCGACGCCCGGTGCACGTCGCACGCAGTGCGCGCCACCTCCTGCAGGTCGGCTGGCATCGTGCACATGTGCAGCTCACCTAACCGGTCGGTGTGCAGATCAGGTAGTCGGCTGGGACCGCCTGCTCCGCCACGCCGTGGGGTGTCCACTGTGTCTGGTAGGTGTACGCCACCGTCCACGTGTAGCCGAGGTCGCGCAGCGTCTGCTCGAGCTCGTCGCGGCGGTAGTAGCCGCAGTAGTCGTGACATTCGATGAACAGCGTTGGGTGGTGCTTGGCCAGTAGTCCGGACATGCCGCGCAGTGCGTGCAGGTCGGCGCCCTCCACGTCCAGCTTCACCAGGTCGATGCGTTCGGCTTCCATGAGGACCGGTGTCGCGTCGAGCCGCTTGGCTGGCACGTCGCCGTGCTCAGGCCCGACGGTCGGATGGCCTTCCGGATTGATGGGCAGCGTGCGGGTCGAACCGCCGGCCAACTGGCGGCCCGGGTCGTCTAAACGCAGCCACGTGTGCTCGTCCCATGCGGCTAACTCGAGGACGGTCACGTTGCCGATGTCGTTGAGCGCCAGGTTGCGCCGTAACGTCTTGGCTGTGTCCGGGTTGGCCTCCACGGCGTACACATGCTCGGCCTTGCCGGCCAGGCGAAGCGACCAGTGCCCGACGTGGGCGCCCACATCCAGCAGCACCCCACCGTCGGGCATGAGGGAGTCGACGATGGGTTTCAGCTCGGCCTCGTGGTTGGTGAAACCGAGCGCATCCCCGGTGCCCGTGCCGCGGTCAAGCCACAGCAGCCCGTCGGCCTCCCGGATACGCGGCGGTGCCGGGGCGGCTGGCCGGGCAGCGTCGTCGCGGCGCCGGTTCACCGCATCCTCGAGCTGCTTGAGTGCCGGCGCCCAGTACTCGGTCAGCACCCGGTCGGCTTGGTAGTCCTGCGCGAACGCCCACGCCGCTGCCCGCATCTGTTCGTCACGGGCGTGGTCGTACGCCTCAGCGTAGGCGTCCACAATGGCCCCGATGAGGGGCCGGCGGGCCCATGCCCGCTGGGAGTCGTGCCACAGCGGCTCGCCGGGAACTTTCCACCCGGCGCCGACCAGCTCTGGCATGGCGGTGGTGTCGGTGACCACCACCGGTGTGCCGCACGCCTGCGCCTCCACGATCGGGACGCCGAACCCTTCGCCCCACGACGTGTTGGTGAGCACGTCGGCCGCCCGGTACAGGTCGGCCACCGCCGACGCGGGCATGCCGACCTTGTAGGCGTACTGGTCGGTCACCATGTAGCTGTCCTCGGGGAAGTCGGCCAGCAAGGCCCGCACGTCCACCCCGAGGGGTGTGGTCACATCCGTGTGCAGCACCAGCACCGCATCCGTGTGCCGGCGGCGCAGCTCCCCGAACGCCAGAATCTGCTCATAGAAGGCTTTTCGGGAGCCGTCCTTGCCGACGTTGGCCGCCACCATCGCGACCACGAACGCATCCGCCGGCAAACCGACCCGCTCCCTAGCCTCGGCCTTGTCACCGGGGAAGAACACCGACGGGTCGTAGCCGTGAGGCACGTACAGCGGCGAAAGGCCCAGCTCGGCCAGCTTGGCCTCACCGAACCGGGACATCGCGATCGGGATGGATCCGGTCTGCTCAAACCAGTCCGCCACGTTCGGCGGCACCGTCTCGTGATCGATGGGCACCCACGCGGCCGTGTTCATGTCCGCCAGCAACGGAACCTGGAAGGTCCACACATCCCCGAGCGTGATGATCAGCCCGCGGTTGGCCACCTCCTGCAGGGAGTGCCCCGGCCCACCTCCGCCGAAGTGATCGACCGCGTGTGGAATGAGCATGTCCCGGCCGTACGATTCGGCATAGGACGGATACACGGGCAGACCGTGCCAACTCGTTTTCGCGCCCATCCAGCCGTAGTAAGCGCTGATCGCCACGTCGTGCCCCGCGGCGGCGATGCGTGGGGTGAACAGGCCGGTCTGCGTGCCGTAGCCGGTACCGACCCACGGGGCCACACTGTGCCAGAGGATCTTCACTCGGCCGCCCCGCTCGCTCGGGCCGGCTGCGCCTTAGCGGGGGCCGCCTTCTTGGCGGCCACGGCCTGCGCATGCCGTTCGTGTAGCTCGTCGCGGAGCTGCTCGTTGGTCGGCAGGCTCGGAGCCTGGTCAGCCTCGGTCGGTTCGTCGTCAAGGATTTCGATCAGGCCGACGGTGACTTGACTGCGGATGGCATCGCACATGTCAGCGTCGTCGTCGTCGATCAGGGACTCCCGATCGGCCATCGCAGAAAACACGCGGCCGTCGCGCGTGCGGACGTTGACGTGGTCGAGTGTCTTGATCCTCATCGGAGTCTCCCGTCTTTCATGTCGGCCACATACCGGTCGCGTTCCGGGAACGAGCCGCGGCGCATGCCGGTGAGTAGGTCGTCGCGGACCTGGCCCACCTCGCGCGGCCAGTGCAGGATCTCGGCCGCGTTGACGGTGGCGCCGGATCGTTTGAGCCGGCGCACATATTCGCGGGTGATGCAGTCCGGGCAGCCGGGCCTCTCGCATCCGACGACGTGTTCACCGTCGCCGAACTGTCGCTGGCAGCCGTGCCCGCCGACCGCCTCGACGGTGACGCGGAACTCTCCCACGGGGGTTTTCCCTTTCTCTCGTTTCGTTTCGGCCTTTGCCTGGGCCGCGCAGGGTGGTGCCCGTGGCTGGCCGGAGCGATGTCGGCCAGCCACGGAACAACTGGTTAGAGCAGGTACTTCGCGAACGCGGCCGGGCGCATCACGTCGCCGCCGACGCGAAGTTTGAAGATGAACGCCACCAACCCCAGCTCGGCGAACCGTTCGTCCAACCGCTGGACGCTGATCTTCTGGCGGTCGGCCAGCAGGTAACCGAGCTGCGGGTCTCCGAAGATGACTGACGCGTCCACCGCGGCAGCTGACGAGCCCATCGACGGCAGTCCTTCGAGGGTGAAGAAAGCCTTCCCGAACAGGGTGTCCGGCTCGCCCGCCCTAACCGAGGGCTGCCACAGGTAGTTGGATGTGGAGTCCTTCAGCAGGGCAATGGCCTCGGCCGCGTCGATCGACGCGTAGTAGGCGCCGTTGGGCCGGAACCTGGTCGGCACCCGATACTGCAGCGACTTCAGGTTGTCGCCCGTCGGTACTGCGTTCGCGGCCGCGGTGACGGCCTGCGTGATCTGGTTGGCAGCCGACGTTGCCCGCGCGGCCAGACCCCACGGCTTCGAGACGCCGTTACCGGCGGCGAACGCGTCGTCTTCCTGCATGGCCATCTGCTGCCCGACGATGTCCTGAATCAGTGCAACCAGGTTCGCGTCGGTGTCGGCCAACTCGTCCACGCCGATCTTCGACATGGCCAGCAGGTCGTGTACCTCGACCACGTCGACCGGTGTGGACGGCACGACGTTGGCGTCGGTGGGGGCCGCGCCCAGGACTTCGATCTTTCCCCAGCCGGCGGTGGCCTGGGTGAGGGAACGCAGGTCGACCTTGTTGGATGTGGTGGGCCGGATCGTCGGTCCCGAACCGCGGAACACACCCAGCCGGGGCAGGGTCTTGAAGATCGGGCCGGCGATGTCGTGCGGCACGATGACCTCACCGGTGGCATCCTCAACCAGGTTGGCCTTCTCCGCCGCATCAAGGCTGTCGATCCAGGTCTGGTTTTTCCAGCCGTGCCGGATGGCCTTGGCGAACAGTTCGACCTGCCGGCGCTTCATCACCTCTTCGTAGCCGGAGCCGACGGTTCCGTTCGTGCCGGCGGCGGCTGCCGCGGCGGCTGCCTCGGCGGACAGTGCGGAAGGGATCTGATCGGGTTCGCGGCCCCACGACTCCATGTCGTCCTGCTGCTTCTCCAGCGCCGCCAGATCCTGCAGCCGCTTGGCTTCCTTCAGCAGGGTCTGCATCTTGACCGCGTCCTCGCCCGGGATCTTCGTCGGGTCGGGGTGACGGTCGCGGATGGTACGGGCCAGACTGACGCATTGCAGCGCCTTGTCTACCAATGCTTTCTGGGTGACCTGCGACATACTCCACCTCACTTCGTCGCCTTGGATGAAAAGGACGACGGGTGAGGCTCTGGCGCGTCGCCGGGTGGGGCTGCGGGTGCCCCGGCACGGACGACGGGTGAGACTCTGGCGCGTCGCCGGGTGGGCTAAGCCCCGGCCCGGAAAACAGTCACAGCGTAGCGCACCGGCCGGTCTACTCAGGACTGGCGAAGCTGCGCCTCCAACGCGTCCAGCTCGGCCGAGGTTTGGTCCTGGCCGCCGCTGTTGAGTAGGTCGTCGATCGGGTCGGTCGCGGCGTCGGGTGAACCGTCGACGAGGCTCAGCGCATAACGAGCCGGGTCGTCGCCGGTACCCTCGTCCCCGCCGCCCGTGTCGGGGTCGACCGATCCGTCGTCGGCGGCTGTTTCCGCCAACTGGTAGTGGGCGCCGACTAGCGAGTCCACGGCCGCCTTCCGCGCGGCCGGCACGCTGATCGACAGAGCTGAGCGCATGTCCGTCACCCACGTCTCGTCAAGCGCGTCGGTGCGGGCGTGGTCGTCCAGGTGGCCCTGCAGGTGCGCCCGGGCCACTGTTTTGGCCGCGTCGTCCAGCCCGGCCACTGTGGACAGCTTCGCCAATGCCGACCGGACCGCGGTCAGGTTGGCCGGTCCGGGCTGACCGTCGGCGCCGACCTCATGGTGCGGCAGTGCGTAGCTGGCCTTGCTCGCCAGATCCGTGTTCCCCGGGACGAGCACGGCAAACATCTTGACCAACGCGTCCGTGGTCGCCGCCACCCGCTCGACGTGGCCGTCGGCGTTCCACGCCCGGTCGATGACGGGGCTGCGATGCGCGCCGCCCTTCACCGCGGTTACGAGCGCGTCGGGGTTGGCCGGGTAGGCAGTCATCGAGACTTCCATTAGGCCCACCTCGTGGAGGATGCGGATCTCGCGGCCGTCGCGCATCTCGTACGACTTGCGCATGATCGGCCCGAAAATCGAGAGCCCGTTGACGTGGCCCTCTTTGGCCAGCTGCCGTGTGTTCTGCGCCTTCGGGCTGTTGGAGTAGCCGGCCGCGAACTTCATACCGTAAGGGGTCTCACTGGCATTAGTCAGCGATCCAATCACATTGTCAGACGAATGATCGTGGTCCACTGCCAAAGGGATGACCCGCTTCGTAGACCGCCACAGCTGCAGCGTCTTCGCGAACGCCCCAGGCATGACAATATCGTCCTGTGCGTCGATAACGTTGTAGACCGCCGCCCAACCCTCGACAGTGCCCGGGCCGGCATCGGCCTTAGACGCCGTGTCAGTCAAATGCATCGGGACGACGCCGCCGTGTCCGATGCGCAGCCACTCAGCCTGGTCCGCCACTGCTCACACCTCCATACCTGTTCGCGCACCCAACATTGACAGCTCGTCCGGACGTAACTCGATACCAAACTCGGCGGCGAGCAGCCCTACGCTCGCGGTCACCGACTCGCCTGCCGGGGCCAGGTCCTGCCCCACCCCCTGCTGGATCACCCCGGCCGGGATGAGGAACACGTCACCGCCAGGCACCGACGGCAGGCCGATGATGAGCCGGAAGTCGTTGCGGGTGATGCCGCCGCGGGTGAATGCCGCCGTCGCCCGTTCCCACAGGTTCTGTTGTGATTCCTTCAACGCCTGCACTTCGGAGTTGTCCCACTTCACCGACACACGGCGCCGGCCGACTCCGTTGAACTGTGGCAGCATCCACGACCGGACCGGCTCGAGGAAGCGGCGCTGTTCGGAGAACATGGCCTCTTCCCAGAACGACAGCCGCGCCTCCCGGTAGTCCTTGTAGGCGTTGTGCTCCAAACCGACCTTGGCGCCGACGAGAATCGGTTCCACCCCGAACACAGAGCAGATCCGCGTCTCGGACACGGAGCGCAGGTCGGGGAATTCCAGATCGGTCAGCTTCATCGTCAGTTCGTGCAGCTTCATGCCCTTTTGCAGGAACGCCGGCTCGCCGCGGCGGCTGCCGCCGAACGCCTCCCTCCACTTGGCCTTCAGCCGCTTGGAGATGGTTTCGGTGACCTCAGCCTCAGACTCGATCACCACCGACGGCATGGCATGGTTGCGCAGCAACGTGTCCACAAAGTCGGTGGCCGCATTGTCCAATGTGGTTACCCGTGCTGCCGCGCGTAGCGGCGGCTGGCCGAAATACCGCCACGCCGGGGTGTTCGGATTCGGGTTCGGGTAGCGGATCCGGATCATGTACGTTTCCGCATCCCTGGCCCGGGCCGACCCGGCGTCGGGGATCGGCACCATGATCTCGGGCCGTTCCGGGTCGGGCCGGTAGATCCACACATAGTCGGCCGGGTTGCGCGGGTTGGGCAGCACCCCAACCAGGTCCGGGCGTAGCGGCCACAGCTCCGACGGCAGCCCGTCGCGGCCGTTGACGACCAGCCAGAAACAGGTACCCGCCAAATCCTTGTAGGTGACCGACAGCTCGAAGAACTCGAACTCGTTCGTGACCGGGTTCGGTTTCTCAAACACCTGCCGAAGCCGATGGTCGTCGATCGGCAGCCCGTTACCCGTCGGATAGACCCGCAACACCGACTGCGGCAGCGACTCGGCCCGGTACCTGATGCACGCGTACACCAGCTCGTTGCGGCCATACCCGTTAGTGGCGTAGTTGGCGTACGAGCCGTCCTGTTCTACCATCGCGGCCAGGTTCGGCCCGCCGGCGGCGGTGCCAGAGGGCAGGGACATGAAACTCTGCCGGCCGTCGGCGATTGTGGCGATGTCCTTTGCGGTCGTCTCCCGCGGCCCGGTCAGCCAGCCCACGCCCGCGGCCTACCTGTTCCAACCGGACAGCAGGCTGAACCCGCCCAACCCCACACCCGCGGCGATGATGCCCTCGCCCGCACCGAATGTGACAGCGACACCGACGGCGACCAGCGCCAACGCCGGCAGCATGCTCACCCCCGCCGCCACACGGCGGCCACGGCCCGGCCAGTCGAACCCGCGCAGCCGCGTACCGGCCCGCTTCGCGACCACCGCGACGGCTGCCAACCGACTCCGTAACGAGACGGTCGATGCAGCGGTAGGGGTCAGGTAGATGAGCAAGCCCGCGGCCAGCAACGCCCAGCCGAGCCCGGCGAGCACGAACACGCCAGCTACCACACAGACCACCGCAGCCCAGGCACGTCCCATGCAGGCAAGATACACCCCGGACCGAGCATCCTAACCGAGTCGTGCGCCGAAACTCCTGCAACCCAAACGATTCTCTTTAAAAGATGTCCGGTTCCGGGACCACTGAGCCCTTCACCTCAACGCCGTGCATCGCCAACACCACCCCGTACAGGGGGCGCAACGCATCGACGGTGCCCTTTTTTACGAACGTGAACGCACCACCGCTGCCGTGGTCCAACTTCTTCGCCGACGCCAACGCCCGCTCCAGCTCAATCTGTCCAAGGTGGCGCACCCGAACCCCGTCATCACCCCTGGGCGTCTGATCGTCGTCGACCAGATACGGCACCTCACTCTCACGCTTTTCCCCAGTCGCGTCGTAGAACCGGCCACACGCACCGGCGATCTCCAACCCGTTCGGAGTCAACACGTCAACGCCCGCATTCTTCAACGGCACGATGAACGCCGCCGCCGGCGACCGGGGATCAATCACCCACGTATACGGCTTCCGCGCCTTGTCGAGCGCCAACGCACAGCGCAGCACCCAATCGATACCCACAACGTCTGCCGCCACCCCGTGGCCCGGCTCCACCACCTCAACATGCCAGTCCTCATCAAGCCGCTTCCCCGCCGAACAGACAAAGGCACGCTGCCGGTCCTCCGTCATCTCGATCGACATGGCCGGCGTGCCCGCAATGAACGAAGCCGGGTCGCGCAGACCCTCCCATGTGTCGTACCGGATGACCGTCCACTTCGGAGATGCCACCGTCGGCTCCCATCCCAGATACTCCGCACAGAAGTCGACGAGATCAAACTCGTCGAAGTCCTCCGCCACCGTCTTTTCCGTCACCGTCCGGCCCAGGCCTGGCATGCACGAATACCACGTCGCCGGGTCACCCGGGTCGGTCGTCTCCGCGTTCCCGGCAGCAGTGAAGTCAAACAGCGCCGACCCGCGCCGCACGCCAGCCTCAATACGGGCACGACCGATCTCACGCTTCCTCCGAAGGTAAGGCCACGTCCCCGGCAACGCCCGCGACAAACCAGGAATCATCGACGCAATCAGCAGCTGCGACCACGGCCGGGTCATCTTCGCCGGCCGCATACCCAACTCTGTACGAGAGTCCGGCCGCGACCACGCCTCATCGATCACACCCAGATCGAGCGAGTCACCCGTACCCGCCGTCTTCCCGGTAGTGCTACCCGGCGACCACGCCGACCCGTTCTCCCACAAAATGGCTTCCATGTTGCGCTGCACACGAAAGTCGAACTGGCGGCGCGGCCGGTAGTAGCTCGAGGCTTTCAACCGCTCCAGATGCACCTTCCGCCACTTCTTACGCGCATCGTCGGCGGTTTGCGCCGTATACAGCACCTCCTGCGGACCAGGCGGCCGCAACACAATCCCAAGCTGATCCCGCACCCAACCCGTCAACGCCTCATCGAACCCGACACAGCGGTGAGTCATCACCGGCAGGATCAACTCAGTCTTACCCGTCACCTGCCGAGGCCCGATCACGACCACTTCCGAATAGGCCAGATACCCGGTCGCCGGATCAATCTCAAACGCCACATCCACGATATGCCGCTGATGCGGCATCAACGGCTTACCCAGCCGCCGCGCCACCTCCGCCACCTGCGACCCCAGCGTCGGCCGGCCCGGCGTCCTCGGCGTCCCATGAAGGGGCCGGGAGCTGCCCAGCCGAACCGCCGCCGCCGTCAGCGTCACGAGCAACCTCCCTCAACTGCCCCAGCGTGACACGCAACTCAGAAGCCAACCGCACCGTCGTCGTCGGCGCCTGCCCATCCCGATCGTCAATCGTCCGCGCCAGAAACAACGCCAACTCCGCCAACGCACTACGATGCGCCGCCCGCGACTGCCCCAACAACCGCAACTCCCGCATCACCGCCCGCTCCATCGCCTTCATGGCCAACCCCAAAAAAAATCAGCCAGACAGACACTTTCGCGGAGGG